CGCGCGCGGTCGCTGGGCGACGGCGCGTGCGGGGGGTGGGGGGTCGCGAACGGGATGTCGTCGTCGGGCCCGCCCCCGCCGTAGCTCGAGCCGGGCGCGTTCGGGTGCGCGTCGCGGCGCGGCGGCGGCGCGGTGCGGTTGGGCGGCGGCGCCGCCGACCGCTGCTGCTGGCCGCCTCCGTTGCCGCCGATCTTGCTCTTCATCTTGCGCGCGAAGTCGAGCACCTCAGCATCCGTCATCGCATTGCCCTTGAGGTCGACCTTCACCGCCCCGATGCGATTCACCCACTTCACCTTCGACCGCCACTTGCCGTCGTTGCCGAGCTTGAACTCGCGCACGAGCGACACCTCGCTGGCGCACGCACCGCCGTCGACGATCGCGGGGAGCTCGGAGAGGTCGTCTCCGGTCCACCCGCACGTGCGGAGACCGTCGATCGTGTACTCGTAGAACGAACGGCCCTTGCTGCTGACGTCGTCCGAGAGCGAGGCGAACCACGTCTCGTACTTGCCGGCGTCCTCGCCGTCGAGGATCTTGAAGCGGCCGACGAGCTGCGGACGACGCACGCCCTCGTACTCGTCCCAGCCGAACTGGACGCCGCGCAGAACGCCGCGGCAGCGGATCTCGTAGGTGTCATTGCTCATGGCGCGGTCTCCTCGGTGCTGGTCTCGGTCTCGGGGTTGCTGGTGTCGGTGTTGTTCGCGGTGGTCTCGATCGGCGTCGACTGCTGGAGGCCGACGAGGTAGCGGTGCAGCGCGCTGGTGTCGTCGCCGGCGCGGGCCACGGCCTTGCGCATGGCCTCGACGTGGACCGGGCGCTCGTCGGCGGACATGAACAGCGTGCCGAGCCGGTCGAGCTCGGCCTCGATGCTCTTGCGCAGGCCGTCGGGGCTCATCGAGTAGAGCGCCTCGAGTGCGTCTGCGAACGGTGCCCACTGCGCCTCGCTGGCCAGATCGATCTCCGACGGCATCGGCAGCGAGCACTTCGCCGCCCAGGTCGTCTTGCGCTGGAGGTGGATGATGCGGTTGCCCGAAACGCCGATCGCCTTACGGCCGATCTTCCGCACCGAGTCGTCGTAGGTGATGAACCCCACGACGTCGCACTTCTCGAGGAGCACGCCGGCGGCCTTCTCGTCGAGGCGCGGGCGGAAGATGTCGAAATCCTCGGCGAGCACCGACTTGTACTTGGCCACCACGGCGTGACCGAGGAGGATGACGTGCATCCCGGCCTTGAACCGGACGTCGTCGAGGCGCCGCACGAGGACGCGCCACATCTGGACGGCGATCTTCTGGCCGCTCGAGTAGCCGAAGTCCTCGATGTTCTCGATCTCCTTCCCCTCCTTGTTGCGGTGCCCGCGGGCCCGAGCGTCCTCGACGATGCGGTCGAAGATGAGCTGCTCGAGCGCGGCCACGCCGTCGAGCACGACGGTCTTGTAGCCGTACTGCTTCGCGTTCACGACGAGGTCGTCGAGCGCGTCTTCGACCTCGGTGAGCGTGCGCGCCACCGTGCCCTCGTCGCCCTCGGCGGGGCGGAACGGGTAGCGAGTCACGTGGAGATGGCGGGTGCGGCCCTCGATGTCGAGGAAGATCGGAGACGGCGCGTCGGCAGCGAGGCTCGACTTGCCGATGCCCTCGTCGCCGTAGAACCAGAACAGCTTCGGATCGCGTCGGGCGCCGGCCACGACGGCGCCGAGCTTGGACGCCTTCACGGGTGCCGGGGCCGCCGGCTTGGCGGTCTGCGTCGTGCCGGACGCAGGGCGGGCGCCGTTGGCGGGCGCGGGACGAGGGACGGGTGCGGTGTTGGTCGCCATGCGATCGCTCCTCCTTCGAGCGGTCAGGGCTGCGCCGTGCGGCGCGGAAATCGCGTCTCGTCGGTTATGTCCGCCGAGCCGGTGCACAGGGGGATGAAGGCGCACGCGGCGCCGAACGAACGGCAGGCGTGCGTGTTGCCGCGGGGCCACATGTCGAGCACCTCGCACATGCGGGCCAGGCGGATCGTTTCGAGCAGATCGCTCCGCATCTTGGGGAGCTCGTCGTCGGTGCGCACGATCGTCGCGCGCTGGTAGAACTTCTCCGGCGCGGATGCGATGGCGGCGCGCACGCGAGCGTCGAACGCCTCGGGGCTCTCGTCCTCGGCGCGCTGGTCCTCGTGGAGTCGCGGCTCCTCGAACCAGCCCGTCTGGTTGCAGGTCGCGCAGCCCTCGCCGCGCTTGATGCCACCCTTGCCGCCGTGCGTGCCGCCGCAGAGCTTGCAGCCCTTGCCCTTCGTGTACTTGCGATTCTCCTCGGGCGTGGCGAGGAGCCGGTCGTGCTTGGGCTTGCCGATCGCGTCGTAGATAACGCCGGCGATCTCGTAGCCGAGCATCGCGGCCCCGTCGACGTAGATCGAGACCTGTCGATCGATGGTGAGCATGTCCCAGTAGCCGGTCCCGGGCGCGATGTCGCTCACCGTGTTCTTGTGCTCGATGACGTAGATGCGGCCATCGGTCTCGTCCTGGATGATCCCGTCGATCACGCCCATGAGGACGTGGCCGCCGAGCTCGTAGCGGAAGCCGATCTCGGCGGCGAGCACGCGCCACGCGACGCCGCCCCAGCGCAGCTCGTAGCCGTCGATCACGGCGTGCGCCTTGATGGCGTCGACGGGCGACAGGTTCGCTTCGATGATGCGCGCGTGCGCGATCGCGAGCCGCGCTTCGGGGCCCTGGTCGTGGGCGAGCAGCCACGCCTCGAGCCCGGCGTGTACGCCCTTGCCGTACGCCTGCGCGTCGGTACCGGGCTCGATGAGCCGGTCGACGTACTTGTACTTGTACTTGCGCAAGCACGTGTGCAGCGTCGCAAGGCGCGACGAGCTGTACTCGGTGAGGTCCTGCATGGAGTCTCCTGCGCACCCTCGGGCGCGCGGCTGGGGTCAGTGGGTGGCGAACGGCTCGCTCGTGAGCAGCTGGGCGGCCGCGTCGCTGGACAGGGTCAGGCACAGGTCCACGCGGTAGCCCTGCTCCGTGCTCGCCACGGCGAGCGTGCCGACGATCGGCGCCTGCGACTTGGCGAGGAGGGCGTCGAGCTCGCGCTGGAACGAGCGGATGAGGAGCGCGACGGTGTGGGCATTGCCGGTCACGGCAACCGCCTGGCAGCGGCCAGCCCGCGCTCCAGCTTGGCGATGCGCACGGCCTGCGCGAGCGGCACGGTCCCGGCGACACCCACGAGGAGCCGCGCCTGCATCCGGGCGTCGCCGAGGCGGCGCTCGTAGTGGGCGACGAGGACCTCGCGCATCTCGCGCCTGGTCTCGGGATCGAGGTCGCGCCACTCGGTGTGGCCGGCGCACGCGGCGAGGTCGCGGCCGAGATCGGCGGTGGCGCGGCGGATGACGGCGGGCGTCTCGAGGTCCTCCGGCGTCAGCGCCGACGTCTCGCGGGCGAAACGCGGGCGCTCGATGGCGCCGAAGGGCGGGGCGAGGGCTTCGCTGCGGGCGCGCATCACGCAGCCGCCTTGATCGTCGAGACGCCCTTGCCGCGGAGCCACTCTCGCGCGGCCTGCACGAGCATCTCGCGTGACGGCGGCATCAGGCTCGCCTCGGCGTTCGGCGTCAGCGCCAGCGAGCGCGCGTACGAGCGCAGCGGGGTCTTCGGGCAGTCGCGGCGGTGCGCCGACTTGAGGCGCTTGCGCGGGCGGAACTTCTCCATGGTCAGGCCCCCTCCGTCGAAGCCGTCTGCTCGGCCGCGCACCTCTCGATGTCCTCCATCGCGCGCTCGTCGGTGGCGAAGAAGTGCGGCACGCGACCGGTGCTCGCGCGGTAGATCATCGCGCCCGCTTGCTGCGATCCGCACTCGCGCTCCAGCGCGGCGCCGGCCGGGCCGGCGAAGTGGATCGCCCAGCCAGCGCGGCAGTGCGTCGTACCGCACACGCCGCCCGAACCGTGCCACTGCGACATGTCGAGCACGCCGCCCTTGACGGTGACGGCGTCGAGGATACGAGCGTCGAGATTCTCGACGACGGGAACGTTCGGGTGGCGCTCACGGTACCGCCGCGCACGCTCGGCGAGCACTTCGCGCGTCGGCTCCTGGCGCACGTACGGCTCGGGCGGATCCGTCTTGTCGACGCCGCCTGGCAAGTTGATCGCGTCCGCGAGGTTGGCGTCCGCGAGGTTGGCGCCCGCGAGGTTGGCGCCCGCGAGGTCGGCGCGCGCGAGGTTGGCGTCCGCGAGGTCGGCGCCCGCGAGGTTGGCGCGCGCGAGGTTGGCGCCCGCGAGGTCGGCGCGCGCGAGGTTGGCGTCCGCGAGGTCGGCGCCCGCGAGGTTGGCGCCCGCGAGGTCGGCGCGCGCGAGGTTGGCGCCCGCGAGGTCGGCGCCCGCGAGGTTGGCGCCCGCGAGGTCGGCGCCCGCGAGGTCGGCGCCCGCGAGGTTGGCGCGCGATCCATCACCCTCGCCGTAGCGCCACGCTCGGTGCCTGGCTAGCACCTCGCTCAGCGCCTCGGCGAGTGAGGTGGCCGTATCGCTAGTGTAGAGCGCGACGTTCGTGAATCGGTTGCGGATGACGTACATGACTAGGCTGCCCCCTTCGGCGGAATCGGTCGGTCGTCGGCGCGCATCTCGTCGGCGATCTCGCCCAGGACGTTGCGCGCGTCGTTCACGTTGATCGATCGCTGGATGTGGTCGGCGAGCGCCTCGGGCGTCTCGCAGGTCGAGGCGGCTGCGGCGCGCTTGGCGTCGCGGGCGGCCATCGACTCGGCGATGTGGCGCCGCTGGCGAGCGAGTCGCGTGTCCAGCGGGATGACGTCGGCGCCGGCGGCCGTGACGCACGGGCACCTCGCCCCCGCCTCACCGTCCCCGACCGACCGCTGCCGCGTGTACGGCCGCCCGTTGTCGTGCCACGTGATGAGCCCACGGTCCTCGAGCGCCGCCCACGTCTCGAACACCGTGAGCACGCCGAGGTTGCAGCCGGCGGGGTCGTAGATGGCACCATCGACACGACGCCAGCCGAGGCGGGTGAGCACGTCGGGGAGGAGGTCGACGCTGGCGTTGACGGCGAGCGGGATCGTGGGGACGCCGCGGGGCGGCGCCGTCTTGCGCGTGCGGGTGCGGGTCACGACGCCTTCGCCTCGCGCTCGACGACCGCATCCGGCAGCCGCGTGATCCGTCGCTGGTAGTGGTCGCGGTCGTGGACCGTCTCGCTCTCGCCGACCTCCAGGCCGCTCACGTCGTCGTACCCGATCCCCCACCGAGCGCCGTCGCCGCGGAGGAACTGGCCGAGCGTCGTTTCGTACGTCTCGATCGACTCGTTCGCCTTGGGGTCGCCGGTCATGAGGGCGACCTCGATGCGAACGGCCAGATCGCGATCGATCTCGTCAGCCCTGCGCTCGTACCGCTCGATGTCGGCGCGGTCATCGTCCTTGAGCCGCTCGATCACCTCGGCGTCGGGCTGCGTGATGCACGCCAGCGCGCGATCGACGTGCGCACGGAGGTCGGACTCGCTCACCGCGTACCTGGACGAGCGGAGGATCTCGGTGGTGCCGCCGATACGGCGCGACATCACGAGCGACGACGGGTACTGGCCCGACGCCACGCGGTCGCGCAGGCGCGCCGCCATGCGGCGGTAGGTGTCGGCGTCGATCGCCGCCATCACACGCCTCCCTGCCGCATCGACTGCTCGCGGAGCCACTCGTCAGCGACCTCGCGGAGCGAGAGCACCGGGATCTTGATCGTCGTCGGCTCCGTCGCGCCCTCGCGGAACGCCAGCCACTCGCGGGCCCTCGTCAGGTTCTCGGCGGCGACCGTGGCGACATCGCGCCCCTCGACCTCCTCCGTGATGATCTCGGCGAGCTCGCCGAACGCGAAGTGTGACTCGGCGAGCTCCTGCCCGCCGACCACCGACCAGTCGTCGTGGCGTCCCTGGCGGGCGAACTCGGTGACGCGCACCGTGGCGCCGTCGAGCGAGTAGGCGACGCGGTAGCTGTGGCCGTAGGTGTCGCAGTAGTCCGGCTCGATCGAGAGGATGTGGAGGCCCTCGGCCTCGTCGGCGTCCTCGATCTCGCCGCAGCCATCTTTGTGGAACGCGACGCCGCCGCACTCACTGCACGCCGGCCCCCAATGCGAGGCGCCGCAGGTGGTGCAGCAGCAGTAGCAGGGGAAGGGTGAGACGGACTGCCCGACGCCGCCCGGCGAAGGCTCGGAGGGGGTTGCCGTTGACCCGGCCGAGACCGGGGAACCTGCGAGCGGGGCGTCGAGCATGTCCGCACAGTATGCGGACTCGACTCGTATGTCAACTCGAAATCCGCACAGAGTGCGGATTGCCGAATGCTAGGCTGACCCCCTGGTGACGCGGCGGCTGAAGAGTGCCTTGAGGGCCGGCACCTTGCGCGGGGCTGTCCGTCGCACGCTCTCCGCCATCCTCCTCACCACCGCCAACGCCTCATCGTGAAGCTCAGGGTTTGCGTCGCGAATCTCGCGGGCGAGCTCGCGCCATTCGACGCTGTCTCCGCTACCGCCGAGACTGAGAGTGTCGCTGCTTTCCTCTGGGGGTGGTGGCTGGTCCGGGCTGTTCATCGTCTGCCGATGTTACCGGCGCGGACTGACTGAGATGCGCTCGAAGCAGGGCTGTGAGATCTCGCAGTTCGGCCACTCCCGGCGAGGTTTCGGCAGCTTCGAGCCGACGACGAAAGACAGAGGCGTCTTCGGGGCCATCGAACACCACGTAGAAGCCCGGCGGCTCGATCTCCAGGGCTTCCGAGACGGCTAGTGCAACATCCCACACGACGTTCTTCCCATCGAGGCACCTCTGGATCCGCTCATCATTCACGAGCGGCCACTGCTGATGGTCGACAAGGGAGTCGAGGTAGCGCCAGCCCGGCTTGCGGGCGCCGGCCTTCTGTCGCTTCTCCTCTAGGCGTTCGCGGGCGAGCTTCACCCACCAGTGGCTGAGAAGATCCTCGGCGCCCTCCGGTTTTTTTATCGGCACGGCGGCCTCGCGCGAACCGTCGGATCTCGCTGGCATTCGCAGCCACGGTAGCAGTGACGACGTCCGCACTGGATGCGGATTCGAGGCTCGTGCGACTTGACGCGAATCCGCACATAGTGCAGAGTCGTCACGCCATGTCCAAGCCGATTCATCGTCAGCTCCTAGAGGCGGTCGAAGCGCAGGGGTTGACCTGGGATCAGGTGATTCGCCTGGCTGCGCTGAAGTGCTCGGCGGACTCCATCTCGCGAAAGCTGCGCGGGAAGCAGTCGCTCCGAGCGAAGGAGATCGAGTCGCTCGCGAAGGCATTGAGGATCCAGGTCGTCGCCGGCCGCGAGGCGGCCTGATGCGCTCACCTTCGCTCGCACTTCCCGATCCCCTCGTACCCGAGGTCTGCCCGCATTTTCTCGCACCGCTCCAGGGTGGAAAAGCAGTTGGGCGCCCCATCCTCGATGCGGAAGCAGAACTCTTCGAGGGGTTCGGGGGACGGCGGTGCAACGGACGGGGCGGGATCGGGCGTGCGAGTGCCCGCCGCTACCTCGGCCGCGATGGCCTCGGCCGTTGCGCTGAGACCGGCCTCTTGCTGTTCGCAGCGTCGGATGGTCGGCTGGCCGGGCTTCGTCGAGGCGCCGTACTTCGGCACGACAACCTCGCGGCACACGCTGTCAACGACGACGTCGCCATTGACGTAGAACACGGCCCATCGGACGGCCTGCCCGTTCCACTGGCGCCACGCCGTGATGATCGGCGCGGTCGCGCCGTACGCGGCGCCAGCGCCGGGATCGATGACGGGCTCGAGCCCCTGCTCGACCATGGCCTGGTAGGCGCGTCGCATCCCGTCGGGGTCGGCGGATCGCCGGGCTGGCGTGAACGGCTCCGTCTTCGGTGGCGTCGCGCAGGCGCACGTCGCTACCACGATCAGCATCGCGGTCTTCCCCATGTCTCCATCCTCGCCGACCTCGGCGCCGTCGTCGAGGCTCACACCGGGCGGGTGAACCAGCTCGCGCTCCTCTCTCCAGTCGAGGCAGCCCCAGATATCGCTGCCCACGAGGGCATCGAAACTCTCGGCGCTGATTCGTTCGCTGCTCACGAATCCACAGTCTGTCCTCAGGCCGCCGGTGTCACCGAACATCGCGGAACGGTCGCTTATCACCTCTGTTCGGCGGTGCGCGCATGACCCGAGAGTTGTTCGAGAAGAACACGGATCCGGTCGTCCGCCGTCACAACCACGACGAGGCCGAGCGGAAGTGTCTCCGCGTCCTGTCGGACATCGCCGATCAGCAGGGGCTCGACGTCTGCGCGGCAGCAGCGGGGATGGCCGGGCCGAACTTGCGCCAGGCGCTCGACGCCAAGCCCGGCCGCCACCTCGGCCAGCGCCAGCGCGTCGCGATCCTCGACCTCGGCAGCGACGAGCAGCGCACCGCGTACGCCAACCTGATGCTGCGCGCGTGGGCGAAGAAGACCGCGCCGCTTCGTGAGCGGACGGTCGAGGAGCGGCTGCGGGATTTGGAGTTCGCCGTCGCCGCCCGCTTCGGCGAGGCCGGCGTCGAGCTCGTCGAGCAGGAGAGGAGCCGGCCGTGACCCGGCCCTTCTTCTTCGTCCCCGGCGCCTACGCACGGTCGGCGCCGTTCGCTGACGAACCGTACAGCGACGGGCTGCTAGCGATCGACGCGGACATCGCTGACGTTGCGCTCGCGTGCGATGCGGCCCCTGTCGGGGTTGAGCCGGCCGAGCCTCCCGAGGTCCCCGACGTGACGGCGTACGCGGCGATCACCGTCGCCGTGCGCGAGTGCCTCAAACCGCGCGCCCGAGCGATACTGCTTCTCTACTTCGTCCACGGCGTCGGCGCAGTCGAGATCGCCAAGCGGTTCGGCATCTCCCATCAAGCGGTGCGCATGTCACTCGACGCCTCCATCGCGAAGCTGCGCCGTCACCGTGCCGTGGCAGCCGTACGTCGCGGTCATCCGCTGTCGCGTGTGCGCCCATGTCGCCCGAGCGCGATGACTCGCGAGCAGGTGCGATCCATCAACGAGCGGATCGCGCGCGTCCTCGGCCCGACGCCGCGATACGCGATGTCGGCATACCAGCACTACGTCTCGGACGAGGCCCGCACAGATCGCCCGCGCTGGAAGTTTCAGCGCGAGAAGGCACGCCAGCGGAAGCAGGATCGCGTGCGGCAGGTCATCGAGCGGCATCTCGCGCAGAGGGCCGTTTGATGTCCAAGCTCTCGCGCCACTCCTCGCGGAACGTGCCGCTGGCGAAGCCGCGCGCGTGCGCCAAGTGCGGCAGCCCGTTCCACAGCCTGTGCCCGCGCGACCGCACGCCGATCGAGCGAACCACCCGCGTGAACCCTCGGCGTGAGGAGCCCCGACGCTCCGAGCGCGAGCGCAACGCCAACTACCTCGCGTGGGTCCACACGCAGCCGTGCTGCGCCGTCGGCCTACCGGGCCACGTCTGCGGCGGCCGCATCGAGGCCGACCACGCGGGCGAGCGTCCGCTCGGGCGCAAGGCCGACGACGACACGTGCATCGCGATTTGCAGCCAGGGGCACCGCGAGCGCACCGACTTCTCGGGACCGTTCAAGACGTGGAGCCGCGACGAGATGCGCGCGTGATCGTCCTCGCCGTCTCGCTCCTCATCGCCGTCATGAGCTCGCCCCACAGCCGCGAGCAGACGCCCTGGCCGTGGTTCGCGTGGGCGCTCGCCATCACGGCGGTCGTCACGGGGATCGTGATGCTCGAGAGGGGTGCGCCGTGGTGACCGCCGCCCTTCTCGTCATCCTCTTCGCCGCCGTCTGGCGCGTCCCGCGTCTCACGGTGCAGCGTGGAGTCGAGCTGCGCGCACCTGGCGCCGTCGCCGCCCTCGCGCTGTTTCTCGGGTGGGCGCTCGTCTGCGCGTCGATCGCCGGCGCCGCCGTCGTCTGCGCGGAGGGATGGCCATGACCGCGCTCGTCGTCACCTTCGCCATCCTCATCGCGATCGCCATGAGCGGGTACGCGCTCTGGTGCATGGTCCGCCATCATCGGACGAGGACCGACTGGAATCCGCTCGGGCGCGACCGCGCCGCGCGCATGTCGCTCCTCGGCACGATGCCGTGCGTCGACTGCCTCGGCGACCTCGGCCAGTGCCGGCCGTGGTGCGTGCGCGCCGGCGGACGCGGCGACAACCTGCAGGGCGACCGCGACTCGAGGCGCGTTGACGACCAGGATCGCCAGGTCGCGCGCCGCACGCGGCGCAGGGCGGTGGCGGCGTGACCCGCCCCATCGTCCTCCTCGATGTCGACGGCCCGCTCGCGCTGTTCGTCGAGGCGTGCCAGGCCGAGCTCGCCGGCCACGGCGTCTACCGCGAGGCTGCCGCCGTCAAAACGTTCCGTCTCGAGGAGGCGTGGAGCCTGTCGCCCGACCAGAAGCAGATCCTCGCGCGCGCCTACAAGCGTCCAGGGTTCTGCGCTGGCATCGCGCCGCGCGAGAAAGCGCGAGAAGCCGTCGAGCGCCTGCGCGGCATCGCCGACGTCTACGCGGTCACCGCGCCGATGTGGAGCGGGCCGACGTGGCAGCACGAGCGCACCGAGTGGCTCGTCGATCACTTCGGGTTCCAGCGCGACCACGTCGTTTCGACGTCGGCAAAGTACCTCGTCGGCGGCGACGTGCTCGTCGACGATCGCGCCGAGACGCTGGTGATGTGGGAGCGACACGGGCGGGCGTCTGGTGTCGGCGTGCTGTGGGCGATGCCGCACAACTTCAACGCGTGGGCCAACGGCGAGTGGGACGGCGACCGGACTAGCGACTGGCAGGTCGTGATCAACCTGGCCGAGCGACTGGCAGGCGCGCGCGATCCGCAGGAGGCGACGCGTCGTGCGTGATCGCCCCGGCGTCATGGTGGTCAACGTCGCCACCGGCGAGACCCGTCCGCGCGCGCGGAAGGGTCCGCTCAAGCACGGTCTCTCGCGGACGCCCGAGTACCGCGCGTGGCAGACGATGCGGCACCGGTGCACCCGGCCGACAAGCCCAAGCTGGCCCGACTACGGCGGACGCGGCATCACCGTCGCCGCCGAGTGGCTCAATGACCCACGAGCCTTCATCGCCCACATCGGGCCGCGCCCATCTCCGAAGCATGAGGTCGACCGCATCGACAACGAGCGGGGCTACGAACCAGGCAATGTTCGATGGGTCACGCGCCCGGTCAACGACCGCAACCGACGGAGCAACAACCTCCAGACGTTCAACGGCGAGACCCTGACGATCGCCGAGTGGGCGGAACGCACCGGCATCAGCGCCGACACGCTCTACGACCGCATCACCCGGCGAGGTTGGTCAATCGAGAGGGCACTGACGACTCCGGTGCGCGCAAAGGCGAGGGCGGCGTAGCCGCCGCGCAAGTTCCCCGCGCGCTCGGCGCGCTGACGTTTCCAACCCCAGCACACAGGAACCCATGTCCAACAAGTATTTCAGTGAGATCGTGGCGGGCCTCGCCGAGGGCGACCTCGACGAGCGCGTCACCAAGCGGCTCTCCGAGCTGGCGCAGAAGGTCGAAGAGACCGGCGGCACCGGGAAGCTCACCCTGACGCTGACGGTCAAGAAACAGAACCGTCAGGTCGTCTTCAAGCCGACTTTCAAGGCGCAACTGCCCGAGCCGGCGCTCGACGACACGATGTTCTTCGTCGACGCGAACGGTCAGCTCACGCGCGACGACCCGAAGCAGCTCCGGCTGCCGCGGGTCGCGAAGGAGGCGCGCGTCGTCTCCCTCGACGGCGGGAAGGCGAAGGACCCCAAGGACTCCAACGACAAGGACGGTGACTGACCATGCGTGACGACGAGAACAGCGAAAACGGCCCCATCCTCTCCAACAACGAGTCGATCCACGCGCTGCGCCAAGGCGTCAGCGTCGAGATGCGCACCTGCGACATCGAGATGGCGAGCAACGAGGGCAAGGACGTCTCCGTGCCCGTGCGCCTGGTCGAGCGCGGCCCCGGGCAGATCACGGTCGAGGTCATGCGCGACGTGATCGACGAGGCCGAGCGCCAGTCGGCCGGGCCGCGCCGCCGCGCCGGGACCGTCGAGATCGGCGCACTCGACTCGCTCATCGACTACGTCAACCGCTTCAAGGCGACAGCGGACGACGAGACGGTCGCCTTCGCGCCGATCAACCCGCCCGGCGTCACCGTGATCTTCGACTACCACGCGCACGGCGGCGGCGCGCCGGGCTGGTGCGGTGACCGCGCGGTGTACCGCTGCCCGCTCTCGCGCCAGTGGCAGCTCTGGTGCAAGGCCGAGGGCGTCGGGTACTCGCAACTCCATTTCGGCGAGCTCATCGAGACCAACGAGGTCGACCTCTACGGCGACGACGAGATCGGCCTCGCGAGCGCCAGCCGGATGCTCGAGACGGCGCGCAACCTCATCATCCGCCAGGCCGGGAAGTACGAGCGGAAGATCAACCCGACCACGGGCGAGGGAACGCTCGTATCGGTCGAGGAGCACGGCAGCGAGTCGACGAAGATCCCGAAGGCCTTCGGCCTCGCCATCCCGGTCTTCGAGGGCTCGGACGTGAAGTACCCGGTCGAGTGCCGTCTGCGGTTCTCGATGGTCGAGGGCAAGGTCCCGCAGTTCTCGTTCGTCATGCAGAACCGGCAGGACGTGTTCGACAAGGCGCTCACCGAGCTGCGCCAGACCGTCGCCGAGAAGTGCGGCATCCCGGTCTTCGTCGGCAACCCGCCGGCCGCCGCCAAGTAGCTCGAGCTCGACCACGGCGCCCGGAGAGAGCACGCGACATGCCGCCCAGCCTCTACGCGATCTCGAACCGTTACCTCAGGGGAACCCGTGCGAACGGGCACCTTGGGCGAAGCCGCACGTGCGTGGAGGCGCGGTAGCGCATGGCGGCAGCGGTCACCCTCTCGGCCGAGTTCTTCGACGACCCATCGTTCGATCACCTCGGCGTGCTGCTCGGCATCGACCCCGATCTCGCTCGCATGAAGGTCGCGCGGCTGTGGTCGTGGCAGACCGAGCACTACAGCGAGGAGCGGCCGACGTACGTGATCCCGGAGGGGTTCGTGATCGGCAAGCTCGGGGCGAAGGGGCCGGCGGCCATGATCGAAGCCGGTCTCGCCGAGCGCCGCGATGGCGGCCTCTTCCTGCGCGGCACCGACAAGCTCACGAGCACCGGCGACACGCGCATCGGGTGGCTCGGGTCACGGCGAGCCGACAAGGTCGCCGGCGGCAAGGCGCGGGCGGCACAGGCAGAGAAGATCGGAAGGGTCGGCGGCCGATTCACCAGCGGCGCACCAGCGGCGCACCAGCATGGCGCTGCTGGTCCAGCGGCGCACCAGCAGGCACCAGCAGGCACCAGCGGAACACCAGCGGCGACCACCAGCAGCGGCCAGCGGCCACCAGCTATCAGGGATCAGGGATCAGGATCTTCTTCTGGTTCTACGCGCGATCCTGGCGTGTACGCCTCCATCGCCGAGCTCGTGACGCTCGCCTATGCGCGCATGGGCGCGGCCAGGGAATCCATCGAGCCCGGCGCGCCTGCACTCCCACGCCTCAGCGAGCGCCCGCTCGTGGACCGCTTGCGCGCCACGCCGCCGGAACGCCGCGAGCGCGACCTCGTGCACTGCCTCGACGTTCTGATCGCCGAGGCGGAGCGCGACCGCTCGGTCAACAACCTCCGCATGGGCTACCTGGGCGGCGACCTCGCCTGGCCCGGACTGCTCTCGAAGACCGTCGCCAGCGTTCGCGGACGCGACGGCCCCGGCGGTGACCGCTCATCGCGCTCATCACGCCAGCCCACGGGTGCCGCAGCCGGCGCCGACGCCCTCGAGATCCTCCGACGCCGCAAACAAGGCCAACCGCCATGACCGACGAAGAAGCCGTCAAGATCATCACGCTCGCGCTCGCTGCCCTGCCGCAGCAGTCCGCGCGCATGACCGCGGACAACATCGCCAACGCAGCGCAGGTCTGGGCCGAGCTGATGCCGGACCACGACCGCGAGGAGGTGTGGTCGGCGGTGAAGCGGCTGCTGGTCACGAGCAAGTGGCTGCCGACGCCGGCCGAGATCCTCGCCGTGATCGACGCCGCCCGTCATGGCCGCCGCCCCGGCGGCGCCGAGCAGTGGTCGCGGGTGTGCGACGCGATCGGCGCCGTGGGTCGCTTCCGCCCGGCGCCGGCGTTCCGTGACCCGGTGACAGCGCGCGTGGTCGACGCGCTCGGGTGGCGCGAGTTGTGCGAGTCCGAGAACCAGGTCGCCGACCGCGCGCGCTTCATCGAGCTCTACGACCGGCTCGCCACCGAGGCCGTCGAGGATCGCGCGGTCGCTGAGGTGCCTGGCATCGCGCGCCCGGCGCTCACCGGCCCGCGCGGCCGCGTCGGCGAGATGCACCGGCTTGACGTGTCCGCGTTTCCCGGTCTGCCGCCGGCGAAGGAGGGCAACTGATGGGCGACGACGACGACATCGACGACTCGATGGGCGCCAACCCCGAGCCCGTTCGCGAGGACGCGCGCGCCGACCTCGGCTACCAGGAGACGCTGGCCCCGCGCTCGAGGAAGCCGCGCGGCGACCGCGCCGGCCGGTGGGTGGTCGAGTTCCGTGAGGGGGCCGAGGAGCCGGCGGCGCCGGCGGCAACGCCGACGTGCCGCGTGTGCGGTCCGGTGCCGGCGGGGACGATCCTGCACTCGCACGGCGACGACTGCAGGCGGAACGTGTGCGGTCCGTGCCAGGGGAAGCTGAACCGGCAGCGGATGGGCGGCACTGGAGGTAGCTGGTGAGCGCCGCGCACGTCGAACGCGGCGACGGCTGGGAGTTGCATCTCGGCGACTGTCTGAACGGTCTCTCGCTCCTCAACGACAGGAGCGTGACCGTGACGATCACGGATCCGCCGTACGAGGCTGAGGCGCACACCGAGGGCCGGCGCCAACTCGGCAAGGATCGCGCCGGCACGCACAAGGGAAGCGGCGGTCGATATCGCAAGGTGCTAGAGACGCCGCTGGCCTTCGCGCCGATCGCGAACGTCGATCGCGTGGCTGTTGCTGCACAGATCGCGCGCGTCACGCAGCATCGTGCGCTCGCGTTCTGTCAGGCCGAGGCCGTCGCGGACTGGCGCGATGCCTTCAACGCAGGCGGCATCCCGTATCGACGGGCGATGCCGTGGGTGAAGCCCGACGCGATGCCGTCGCTCCATGGACGGTGGCCGGGACAGTCGTACGAGTCGATCGTGCTCGCGATGCACCCGTCGGCGCCGCCGTGCCCGGTGGGGGGGCGCCTCGCGACGCTACGAGTTCACGCGCGACGCGGCGCTCTACCGCCGGCACGGCGAGAAGAAGACCGGCGAGGCCGCGCCGCACCCGACGATGAAGCCGCTCGACCTGATGCTACAGCTGGTCCTGGACTTCACCGAGCCCGGTGATCTCGTGCTCGACCCGTTCGCGGGCAGCGGAACCACCGGCGTGGCGTGTCTCTCGCTTGGTCGCCGTTTCGTCGGCTGGGAGATCGACGAGGCGTTCTTCGAGGTCGCGTGTCGTCGGCTCCGTGGCGAGCGCGCTGTGCCGCGGCCCGAGCAGCCAGACCTGTTCGCATCCACGCCAACGGAGGCCGCATGAACCCGTACGCCGACGTCGACGACCTCTTCGCCTGGGCGGATGCGAACGGCAGCCCGGCGGCCGCCGAGGAGCAGGCGACGAGCGACAAGCGCGACCACGAGGCCCGCTGGCGCCAGTTCCGCGCCGATCACCCCGAGGCGTGGCCCGCAATCCTCGAGTACCTCCGTGGCGAGCGCGAGCGGGGCGAGCGGCGGCTGTCGATGGCCCGCTGTTGGGAGGTGCTGCGCGGCCGGTTCGGCAAGGGCGTGAGGTTCGATAATTCGTGGCGCGCCATCGCAGCGCGGGATGTGGCCGCGGCGGACCCTGATCTCGGCGCGCTGATCGAGACGCGCAGGAGGAAGGCGTGAGCGCCGAGCATTGCACCCGATGCCGCGGCGCGATGCTGCCAGAGTGGGGCGGGTATCGCTGGTGCCCGACGTGCCGCGAGGAGGGAGCGAAGCGCCAGCGCGCCCGCACCAAGACGGCGAAGGGGCGCGCGCTCCACGCGAAGCACTGCGCGACGTGGAGGGGCAAGAACCGCGAGGACTACAACGCCGGCCGGATGGACGACTACTACGCGCGCCGCGAGCGGAAGCAGTGCATTGCCTGCAGCGAGCCGGCGCTGCCAACGGGGCCGCGGTGTCAGAAGCATCGCGACGCGCACGTGCAAGCGCAGCGCGAGTATCGCGCTCGGCGCGCCGGGGGCCAGCAGCGGCTGATCAAGCCGCTGATCAAGCCGCTGCCACGAAAGCGGCCAGCGAAGATGCCCGCACCGGTTCGGCGCGCGGCCGCGACCGAGCCCGCCCCGCACGAGCAGCTCGAGCTTCCGCTCCGCGTCCGCATCCTGCGCGTCGTCCGCTTCTATGACGCCGCCACCGGCGAGGACATCCGCGAGCACCTCGGGCTCGGCGATGACGCGCGCGACGCCGTGTCGGCGCACCTCTCGCGCCTGACGAAGCGCGGGCTCCTCGCCCGCCTCCCCGACCGCAGCCGCGCCGAGGCCGCGTACCGCCTCACCGACGAAGGAAGGAGGGCCGCCTGATGCGCACGTACAAGCCGACGGGTCGACCGGTGGGACGACCGAAGGCCCCGCGGAGCTCGACGACGACACCGATCGCCGACTGGCGCCTGGGTGAGCTTTCGCTCCGCGAGGCCGCCGTGCGCTTCGTCGAGCTGTGCAACGGCGTCGACGCGGCGACCGTCTGCGAGGAGTTCGGCGCCGACACAAGGGAAGGCCAGACGATCCGCGCCGCCCTAAATGGGGCTGCGAAGAGCGGAGAGCGCATCGTCAAGCACGATGGCGCGTTCTACCCGGCGCGCCGCGCTTCCCGGAGAGCCGCATGACGCGAACGCTGTCGATCAACGGCTCGGTGCACATCGAGACCGATGCCGGCCACACCCTGCAGCACGCGGGGAAGGGGAAGCCGCGGCAGCTCATCTGCCATCGCTGCGACGAGCGGCTCTTCATCGAGGGCGAGACGTTCGACGATCGAGTCGAGCACCTCAGGCAGATCATCGCGGAGCACGGAGGTGCGTCGTGCCCGTGAGGCGAGCTGCGCGACGAGATGCGAACGAGGACGAGATCGTCCGCGCACTGCGCGCCGCCGGCGCGTCGGTGTGTCTCCTCAGCATGAAGGACGTGCCCGATCTTCTCGTCGGGTTCCGTGGCGCGAACTTTCTGCTCGAGGTGAAGCAGGAAGGGCGCCGCGGGGCATCCATCAAGAGCATCCACGCCGAGCTCAGTGACGACCAGGCGGCGTGGCACGAGACCTGGCGCGGTCTCACGCCGGTCGTTGTTCGTAACACAGCCGAGGCGCTCGCCGCCATCGGCGCGACCACAGGAGCACCGTGAGCACCGAAGACCGCGACGTGTACCCCGCCGTCGTCCTCAACCCCGAGGCGATCGGCGAACCCAACCAGACGCCGGAGGTGCAACTCTCGCCGGCGCTGGTCGCCCTCGCGCGGGGCGAGTCCGCGGAGTCGGGCCCGTGCCGGAAGTGCAAGCGCGACGCACCGCCGAGCGCCGACGCCCTGGCCGCCAAGCTCGCGCGCGAGGACACGGGCGGCCCGATCGAATGGCTGTCGTACGAGGAGCAGGAGCGGTGGCGCCGGATCGCGCGGCACGCGCTCGAGGTGATCGGGTGAGCGCCTCCGACGACACCACGCCGACCGTTGAGGTCGTCGACTACTCCGACCTGCGGCCCTGCCCGCCGCTCCCCGGGCCGTTGTACGTCGACGACGAGCGCCTACCGCCGAACTTCTGGTCCAAGGTGACGCCCGAGCCGAATACTGGCTGCTGGCTGTGGTTTGCCTGTGGTTCTGCTGATGGGTACGGGCAGTCGTTCGTGACGGGGAGGCAAGTGTACGCGCACAGGCTGGCGTACATCGTTCTTACCGGTCACGACCCGGGCGCGCTCCAGTTGGACCACCTGTGCCGCACGCGCTGCTGCGTAAACCCGGCACACCTCGAGCCGGTGACGAACGCCGAAAACTCGCGCCGGGGGCGCATTCGCCAGGTCACGAAGGAACGACACGCGGCCAAGACGCATTGCGTGAACGGGCACCCGTTCACCGACGAGAACACCCTCGTCCGCACAGAGCAGGGGCGCTCTGGCGTCTACGGCATCCGACGTTGCCGAGCGTGCAACCGGGAACGGATGCGGAAGCTTCGTAAGCTACGAAGGGAGTCGGCATGAGGGACGAATTTCAAGACGAGGGGCTCGTTGTCGACATTTCCGATCTTCGACCATGCCCATTCCTGCCTGGACCCTTCCCGGAACGCTGCACCGCTCGCTGCGTGTGCTGTGACGACCGCATGGAGGTGTTCATCGACCAGCGTGTGAGCCTGGATGCCGACAGCACCGGCGACACCGCCCGGCTCGTGCCCGCGATCCCCGTCGACCAGCACGCTCGGTTGCTCGCGATGTCGGCGAGCGCGGTGGGCCGCGATGGCGTCGGCGGGTGGCTGCTCATCCCGGATCCGAAGCGGGGCATCGAATGGGTGTGCCGCGAGTGCGCGAAGGTGGCGATCGACTTCACTGCCGACGAGGTGCAGAAGGCCGTCGCGATGTGGCTGCGGTGGTCGCGGATCGAGGTGGAGGACAGGACGGCGGGCGCGCCGAGGCGTTGGGGGCGGCGATGAAGTACAGCGAGCGCGACCGCGACCTCGCAGCGAAGGTGTGCTCGATCGCGGCCTGCGGCGAGGCCGGTGGCGAGCACCAGTGCTACCAGTTCATCGCCGAGGAGATCTGCGACACAGCCCGCCACTCGAAGCGCGTGGCGACCTTGGCGCTCAAAGCATGGGCCGAGGTCCCGGACAACGTCGTCGAGTTGAACATGGCCGAACACGACGCGTGGGCTGAGGCGATGCTGCGAACGGGATGGGAGCCATGAACCCGATCCCTCTCACCGGTCCCGACGGCACGGTCTACTGCTTCGCCTGCTCGACGTGCGGCAAGCCGTGGTCGTCCATCGATCTGGTCTACGTGCCGTCGCCGGTCGAGCGCGCGGAGCACATCGCCCGCTATCGCGACGAATCGCGCTGGCGCGCCGAGAGGTGCTGCCACTGCATGGACTGCGGCGACCCGCTCGTTCCGACGGAGGCGGATGCCGACGGGATGGTCTCGCTCTGGTCGAAGTCGATGTGCAGGCGCTGCATCGCGAAGGCCGAGGAGAAGCGTCGCTGGAATCGGTTCGGGTGGGCATGGGGTCAGATCGCCGACGCCATCGCGCGCGGCATCACGACGGAAGCCGAGTGGAATGCTCAGTTCCCAGAGGAGGAGGACGAATGACCGCCAACGACGTCGCCGCCCTCGCTGTCGCGGTCGCGCTCATCCTCATCGGCCCACGCCTCGATCCCGGCCGACGCGGCAACGTGCAGCTCGTCGTCTGGCTCGCCTGCATCGCGGCCCTGTTCATCGATTGGAACCGCCTATGACCGCCCGCCACACCCCCGACGGACAGATCGCCCCGCCCGAGCGCACCGCTGACGGCACCGGCGCCCGCCGCTACGCCCCGATCCCCGGTGACCTCGTCGAGGTCCGTGCGGGCGCTCTCGTCGCGTACTTCAAGGCGCACGGTGTCCGCCTCGGATCCATCGATCGAGAGGCTGGCCCCGGCGCCGTCTACGTCGCACTGCCGGGCTACCGGGCATCGATCCGCCTGGAGGTGGAGGACCTGACGCTGGTGTGGCGCCGGCCGCAGGAGTCGACGCCATGACGCGCGAGGAGTGGCTGGCGCTCGAGGTCGGCGACGTGATCATCGACCACAAGTGCGGCGGCGCGCGGCGGGTAGTTCGCGAGATCAGGCGCGTGACCAGCACGCGCGGCCAGCGCACCGGCGCCACCCGCACGGTGATCCGCGTCGACAACCTCAAGAGCCCGGGCGCGCTGACGGTGATCTTCTCGACCGACGACTCGCCGGCCTACACGCGGTTCTCGAGGGCTCCATGAGGCAGGCGCTCAACCGCATCGACGTGCACAACCCGCTCGTCGAGCCCGAGCGCCCGGGCTACGCCGTCCGCCACAAGCTCCACGGCTGGTGGTGGACCGACAAGGGCTGGCAGTCGAAGCACGAGCACGTGAAGGTCTACGGCTCCCTTTCCGCCGCCGCCTACGCCGCCGGGATGCTCGCGGGCGCGCAGGTGACCAGCGTGCCGCGGGTGATCGGCGAGATGAGCGTCGGCCCGCTCGTGGTGTGGACGGAGGTGTCGACGTGAGCCGCATGACGCCCGAGATGCTGGCGCTCTGCTACGGCTCGCTCATCGCGTACCTCGCCGACTTCGCGTTCGCGTTCACGAGGCGCGTCGCGTGGTCGCCGAGGATGGCACCGGAGGGATGGGAATGAACCCCGCGATGCAGCACATCGGCCTGCCCGACATCGACTTCTGGCACACCGACGAGTCGGACTGGCGCCGCGAGGCCGCGTGGCACCTCTGCGCGCAGATGGGCGCGCACAGCGAGGACGTCTACTGCGCCTCGTGGCTGCTCGATCTCGAGTACGAGCTGTGGGCAATCGGCGCGGGCGAGGCTTCGCCCGGGCTGTTCGACGAGCGCCTGTGTCGCGACCTCGTGGCGCTCGCGCGGCTCGTCGACTGCTGGTGGTTCTGCCCGCACTTCGCGCGCGACCGGCCGAACTTCACCCCGCACGACCGCCACATCGGCCAGCGACGGCCCGTCGACCTCGCGACGTGGGAGCGGATGCGGCAGTGCCGCCGCGCGCTCGACAAGGCGTCCCGCTGCCCTGGATGCGGACGGAGGTGGCTGGCATGACCCGTCTCATCCCCGGCGAGAAGCTCGACGAGGCGACGCGGAAGCGGATCCGCGATCTCATCAAGGCGGTGAGCGGGGACGGCGACCGCGGAAACGCGTCGCGCATCGCGGCCGAGCGCCTGCTTGTACTCGCGCCGAACAACGCCGTCACTGCTGAACTGGTCGTGTTCGTCGAGAGGGTGCTGGCGATCGCGGTGTCTCACTGCCCTCGATGCCTTGACCCGAGCGTGGGTCTCTGTACGCCGTGTCGCGCAGCGCACGCGATCGAGTTCTCGGAGGCGACGCGGGTGCGACAAGGGCGCGTGACGCTGGCGCCCGTTCCCCAGGTGGCTCGGTCGCGCGGTGCGCTCGCCGACCGCGACCTCGACGAACTGATCGCCGAGTGCACGCGGAAGAAGCGGTACGTCAGCCAGATCGACGCTGACCGCGTGGCGGCGAAGCGGGGTGCGTTGAGCGGCGTGGCGCTGCGGTCGTACTCATGCACCGCTGGCTGCGGTGGCTGGCACATCACCCACAAGCCCCAAAGGGCATCATGACCGGCGCCGCGCAGATCGCGCTCCTCGCCGACTGCCCGCCGGTGCCGGCGGCCCGGTCCGACGACGAGGAGATCGCCCGGGGCGTGGTGGCGTTCGTGACGTGGCTCGTGTCGCTCGTCGATCACGAGGAGCAGCGTGAGCGCGCCGCCGCCGCCCGCCGGCAACGTATCGCCGCGAAGGCCAGTCAGCGCAGCCTCGACGGCAGAACCGGATCGTCGTGGTGGTTGCCGGGCGACGACCGGGTTCATCTTCCCGTGCTCGTCCCGAATTCGGACCACTGCGGCGAGGATATCGACTGCGAGAGGTACACGTGCCCGTGGCACACGTCGCTTGAGCTTGGCGAGCCCGAGGTGGTCGACGGCTCGGTCTGGCGGCGAGCAACGATCAACACGGGGTGGCGCGAGGAAGGCGACCCGGTCCGTGGACGCCGGCCGTCATTCAACGTCGAGGACCAGGCGGACGAGCGAAACTGGCCGCCCTTCGAGGCCGCGCTCCGCGAGGAACGGCGGGCGATGCGCGAGGCCGGTCACGATCCATGTGGCGACCGCTTCAGCAAGAGGGTGCGCGCGGCGCGCGAAGAAGCCGAGGACAGCGTCAACCCGCTCGCACCGCAGGAGATCGACGACATCACGGTGGTCGCCGTTGGGCGCATGATCGGCACCAGCGACGAATCGATCCGGCTCACCACCAACGACGCGTTCGCCAAGCTGCGGAACATGGCTCGCGACGGGGGCTACGGAGAGACTGGCGACGTGGACGACCTGATCGAAGCTCTCGCGTTCGGCGCCGGGGTCGAGTAGGCCGCGATGCTCATGGTCGAGCGCCGGCTCGCGCGCGAGCTCCGGGCAAAGAGCCGCAACCGGCACCGGAAGCGCAAGGAGCTCGGCGCGCGCGCCACCACAGAGCGGTCGAGGAAGCTCACCGACGAGGAGCGGCGCTACGGCGAGATGCTCGACGAGCTACCGCCGACGCCGCGCCCGCGCACGCGCGGCGAGTGCCGGGACATGGAGCGGCCGTGCCCGTACGTCGGCTGCCGGCACCACCTGTATCTCGAGGTCCTGCCGAGCGGCTCGATCAAGTTCAACCACCCTGGGCTGGAGCTCCACCAGATGCGCGAAACGTGCTCCCTGGACGCCGCCGAGCGCGAGCCGTCGTCGCAGGAGTGGACCGGCGTGCTGCTCAACCTGACGCACACCCGCGTCGAGCAGATCGAGATCGAGGCGTTGGCGAAGCTGCGAGGACGGTCGAACGAGCCCGAGCAGATCGGCGCGGCGCTGATCAGGAAGCCGCGTGAATGACGAGGGAATCGCGCCCTTGGGAGTTTTTTCTTGCGTGGGGCCGCCAGACCCCTGACTCTCCTCTCGCGCGCCCGGTCAGAGCGAAGGATCTCTGCTCCCACTTCTTCCGCCGAAGGCGCTCTCCCAAAAAAGAAGCGTGTCGGCGGCGAAGCCGCCTCTCAGCGGGGCTGGCGCTCCAAACGAGGAGCGGTGCCGGGCAAAGGCCGGCGAGACAAGATCTTTTGGTGAGAGGCCTGTCCGCGCGTCGGACCTCGCGAGCCCGCTGTCGCCTCACCCTCCCCGGGCGATGTGGCGCCAGCGCGACACTTGCGCCCTGGCCGGACCGTGGGCACGATCCCTCCATGACCCCGATCCGCGCCCTCGCCGCCATCCTGACCGCCATGCTCGTCCTGGGGGCGTGCGGGGACTCAGGCCCCGGGGAGGACGGCGAGCTGCCGGCGGCGTTCACCGTGATGGAGGTACACTGATGCCCCCGTTCGTCGACTACACCGGGAAGCGATTCGGAGCCCTGGTCGTTGAAGGGAAGGCGGCGCAGACTGCCCACGGCAAGTTCCGCTGGTCGTGCCTGTGCGACTGCGGCGCCCGGACCATCGTGGAGGGGCGGTGCCTGAAGAGCGGCGGCGTGAGCTCCTGTGGATGCCAGCGGCGTGCGCGAATCAGCGCGAAGGCACGGGCGCGCTGGGGTGACCCGCTTGCGCTCAAGGAGAACAACCCGGTCGAATACAATGCGTGGGCGAACATGATCAATCGCTGCGAGAACCCACGTAACAAGTTCTTCTCGAACTACGGCGGTCGAGGCATCAAGGTCTGCGCCGAGTGGCGTGAGAGCTTCGCGCGCTTTCTTTCCGACATGGGCAAGCGCCCATCGCCGGGGCACTCCCTCGATCGCATCAAGGGCGACGGGAACTACACGCCGCTCAACTGCCGATGGGCGACCCGAGTTGAGCAGAACCGAAACCGACGCAACTGCCTCGAGCCCCACGAGCCTGACCAGATCCGGTGGCTTCGCGCCAGTGGGTACACGAATCGTGAGATCGCCTGCTTCTTCGATGTGCACTATTCCTCGGTCGCCCGCATTGCCCAGGGGCGTACATGGACGGAGGCTGCGTGATGCGTACATGGTTGGCTGCGGTCGCGGTCGCGGTGATCGCCGCGTGTGGTGGTGGCGGCGGGGGCGAGGATGGGGAGCTGCCGGCGGGCTTTGAGGTCAACGCGACACGAACGGATGGCGGTGGACCCGTCGTGAGCTGTCCGTCCACGCCGTCTTGGCGTGCGTGGTTCGAGGATGTGTCCTCCACCGGCGCGACCCTCACGCCGAATGGCGCCAGTGGGCCTGGGGCATGGGTGTGCGGGGCGCCGATGCGCGTCGACGGCGCGTGGGTCGTAGGCTGCGAGGCGAATACCGGAAGCGTCACGGTTTCGTCGGTGTTCACCTTCGCCGACGCTGGCGGAGGAGTGATCGATCACGTCGGAACCTTCAACGCTGACGGGAGCGCCGCCTGCGCCTCGTCGTACCGCATCGACTCCATCGTCGAGGACCTCGACGGCCCGTGAATGTGGGGACATGTCACGCGCACGCCTAGCGTGCTGCGGTGGCGTTCGCTGACGACGAAATCTCGCCCCATGACGGCGACACGGTAGAGCTCTACGAGTTCATCGGCCCGCAGATCGCGTATCGCTACACGAGCTGCGAGCGCCAGATCGTCCTGAACGGGAACGTGTACACGCCCGTGGCGGGGCTCGTGCGCACGGCTATCGGGGCCAACTCGACAGGTGACACGGCCGCCTTGGCGGTGTCGCTGCCCGTGACCACGCAGGTTATCCGGGACTACGGGCTCGACGACGTCCCTCCTCGGTCACTGTTGCTCCGAGTCTACCGACGACAGGAGCGTAGCGCCGAGTACGTCGAGATCTGGATCGGAAGCGTCAACAGCATCCAGCCCATGGGGCGCATGGCCGAAGTCCGGTCGATCTCGCAGCTCGGCGAGCGGCTCGACATGGTCCTGCCGTCGGTGTCGGTGCAGAGGCTCTGCAACCATTTCCTCTTTGATCGACGGTGCAGAGTCGACCGCCTGACCTACGACTTCGAGACAGTCGTGACGAATGTGAGCGGAGCGACGGTCACGCTGGCGTCGATCGGCATCGCCCCGGACCAGTGGTTCCGCGCCGGCGAGATCGTGCGCAACGTTGACGGGGAGCGGCGTGCGATCGTCGACCAGGCCGGCGCCGTTCTCACGCTCGCACACCCGTTCCGAACGCTCTTGAACGGCAACGGGGTGACGCTCTACGCGGGGTGTGACCACACGCTCGCGACCTGCTCCGACAAGTTCAACAACGCGGTGAACTTCGGCGGGCACCCGACGGTGCCATCGAGCAACCCGTTCCTGACCCCGATCCGCCTCACGAGGGGGAGCTGATGGCGTTCTGGACCATCGTGCAGCTCGGCTACCTGGCTGGCTACTACGGCTGGCAGATGTACAAGCATCACCAGGCGAAGAAGGAGGTCCCGCGGGCGGCCTCGCTCGATGAGTTCACCTACCCGCGCGCGACCGAGGGCGATCCCGTCCCGCTGATCTACGGGACCGTTCGCGTCCGCTCCCCGGTGGTCTTGTGGGTCGGCGATCTGGAGCCGTTCCCGCAGGTGGTCAACGGCGTCACGGTCGGTTACCAGTATCGCATCGGGATGCGGCTGCTACTCGGCCGCGGGAACACGGACGTTGGGGCAACGTCCGGCTTCGCGACGCTGCAAGGCATGTACATCGGCGACGTGCAGCCGCCGAGCTTCGCGGGCCCCTTCTCTCCGACGGCGCACGCCGGCTACTACCAGGTCAACGCGGACGATTTCGACCCGGGCAACTTCAACGTCGGGACCAACGGGCGCCTCGTGTTCTACGACGGCTCGTGGGATCTCGAGCGGTACGCGCTCGTGGCGTCTGCGTCGGAGCCGCTGAACCCGCCGTATCGCGGTCAGATCACCGTGCTCCTCCAGAACTGGTCCGTCGGCACCGCGCCGACGATGCCCTCATACAGCTTCATCGTCCACAACCCGGTCTACATCCCAGGCTACGAGTCGGTGTCGGGGCCGATCGCCAACGGCGCGGCCAACCCGGCATCCGTGCTCTACGACCTGCTGACGAATGAGTGGGGCTGCGTCGCGAACGCCGCGCCGCTCGTGGATGTCGCCAGCTTCGCAGCGTGCGCGGCAACCTTGCAGGACGAGCAGCACGGCTTCTCGGCGATCATCAACGACTCGCGCGACGCGAGGAGCGTGGTGGAGCAGGTGCTTCGCCAGATCGACGGGGTTCTCTACGAGGACCCGCAAACGCGCCGCTACGTGCTCAAGCTCATCCGCGAGGACTACGACCCGAACACGTTGCCGGTGTTCGACCCGAGCAACGTCGTCGGCCAGCCGAAGAAGCCGACGAAGCTGTGGGACGAGGCAGTGAACGAGGTGCGGGTGATCTTCACGAACCCAGTCTCGGGCTACGGGGAGGGTGTCGCCGTCGAGCAGGATCTGTCGATCATCAGCTACAACGGCGGACGCCGCCGCTCGGCCGAGTTCCGCTTCCTCGGCGTCACGCACGCGCAGCTCGCTCAGGAGTTGGCGGCGCGCGAGCTCAACTTCCTTTCGCGCCCAATCTCTCGCCTCCGCATGACGGTCAACCGCGAGGCGTTCGACCTCAAGCCGGGCGACGTCTTCCGCTTCAACTGGCCCGAGTGGAACGGGTACACCCAGGTCTTCCGCCTCGGCGAGATCGACTACGGCGACCTGGAGGACGGGAAGATCACGATCACGGCCGTACAGGATCGCTTCGCCATCCAGGGCACCGTCTTCGACCCGCCCGACGACGAGATCGGGCCGACCCGGCCGGTCGCCGACCCGATCCATGTCAGCCACATCACCGAGGCGCCGCGGTGGATCATGCTCAAGGCCTACGAGCAGGGTCACATCGCCAACGTCGACGCGCAGCGGGGCTACTTCCTGGCCAAGCCGGAGGGGTCCGACTCGCGCTACCAGGTCCAGTCCGGCTGGTCGACGGCGCTGCAGGAGGTCGACATGCCCGGCCGGGTCTTCCCGGGCACGTTCACCGTGGAGACGGAGTACGCGAAGACGACCTCGGCCTACGACACGTCGACCCATCTGCGGATCGAGAACGTCGTGGGGTGGACGCCGGGCGTCGTGACCACGACGCAGATCCAGGTCGAGGGGCGCAACGTGATCGGTGTGCTCGATGCCAACGGCGCCCTCGAGATCATGGCCTACGAGGACGTGATCGACCTCGGCGGCGGCGTGTACCGGCTCCTGAACGTCTGGCGCGGCCTGCTGGACACGGTTCCGGCCACGCACGCCGTCGGGGCGCAGGGCTTCGTGCTGCCCGGCAGCTACCTCGCCGCCGGCATGGGGCGCCGCGTGTACACGCATGGGACGGCGATCACGGCGTACACCCAGGGCGCCGCCGGCTCCTCGGTGGTGCCGGTCGAGGACAGCCCCGAGGACACCTTCACCGCCCGCTCGCGCTCTCTCCTGCCGTACCCGGGCAGCGACCTGCTCGTGAACGGAACGAAGGCGCCCGTGGCGCTCGAGGAGGGCGGCGTCACCCTTCAGTGGAATACCCGCGACCGCCTCAAGACGACGATCACCCGGGGCAACGCGAGCGCCGAGACGCCCGAGGCGAACACGACCTACGACGCCGTGGCCGTGAAGGGCGACCCGGTGACGCCGGGCTCCGAGGTGAGCCTCGCGTCCGGCGTGACGACCTCGAGCACGACGCAGCACCCACTCGGCGCCGCCGGCCACGGCGCGCTCCAGGTCGGCGTCCGCACGAAGCGCACGGGCGTCGCGCTCTCCGACGGCACGACGCCGATCGGCGGTGTCTTCAACTGGCAGACCCCGCTCCTCGACATCCAGGCGCACCACTGGCGCAACCTGCTCTTGAACCCGCGCTTCGCTTCGGGCCTTGGGCTCAACCATTGGGACGCGGTCACCGGCGTCGCGACGACCTCGAACAGCGGCGGTCTCGGCAACAACAGCTTCTACGTCACGGGGCAGAGCGGCACGACGGTCGAGATCCGCCAGACGCTCGACCTCACCGGGTACAACCCGAAGAACTACAGCGCCGCCCTCGACTTCTACGTTCACAACGGCGGCGACTCCGGCGACACGGTGCAGGTCGAGCTCATCTCGCTCGACGCGGCGACCTCCGTGCTCCAGACGCAGACCTACGGCGCGAGCGACCCTGGCAACGCCTGGGTGAAGCAGACGCTCTCGATCGCAGACCTGCACGACGATACGAAGTACCTACGCGTGCGCATCATCCTCAACGCGGTCGGCGAGCTGGACAGCGTCGCCTCGTGCCGCGTCACCGAACTGTGCCTGCGCGTCGGGCAGGTGTCGGCGCAGCTGCTCCTCAACCCGAGCTTCGAGGCCGGGCTCACGTCATGGACGGCCGGCGGCTCGGGGATGCAGGTCCTCACCACGACGCCCTACGAGCTGACGAACTACGTCCGGCCGCAGGACGGCGCCTCGTCGACGCTCTCGCAGACGGTCGCGCTGCCGACGGGCTACGAGGATGGAGTCGTTGTGTGCGAGTGCGCGCGGATGAACGACGCGGCCGACGACACCGGCACCGTGCTGGTGGAGTGCCTGGACGGTGGCGCCGCGACGGTGGCCTCGGCGACGACCGGGGCCGAGGCGATCTCGCCGACGAACGCGTGGGTGCGGCGCCGGCTGGTCATCGACCCGATCCCGCCAACCACCGTGAACATCCGCGTCACCTTCACCGGCACGCGGGTCACCGGCACGCCGAACAACTCGTGCGTCGACGACTTCGACCTCCGCGTCCACAAGCACCTCGATCCCGACGAGGAGACGCACCTCCTCGACGGCATGGACTTCGTCGAGCAGCCCTTGCCGCGCACGCTGACCGACTGGAAGCAGCACTTCCCGGCGGTGCCGCCGCCCGACTACGCGATCTACGACGGCGGGCTCGTCGGCCGCCTCGGCATCGAGCCCCTTCTGGAGGCCGGCGCCGGCTGCTTCGCGGGCGGCAAGGCGGTCGCCGTCGGGCCCGAGGGCGACGCGACGACCTGCTACGAGTCGACGGGGCGCTCCGACGTCGCCGACGAGGACATCCACACGGCGCCGGTCGGGGATGCATTCGCGAACTTCGGCACCGCTGACCCGTTCACGGCGATCGCCTTCTGGAAGCTGACGGAAGGGTTCACCGACCCCGCCGGGCTCATGGGGCGCGTCGTCGGCTCGCGCGGCTGGGCCTTCGACCTCGACAGCGACTCCATCCCGCGCGTGCGCCTCTTCGGCGCCAGCGCGACCATCGCGCAGGGCGGCAACAACCGGACCGACGACGGCTCGCTCCACGGCGCCGCGATGATCTACGACCAGGCCAACAGCCTCTTGCGGTCGGTAGATCCGTCGGGCAGCTTCTCGGCCTCGACTGCGGGCATGGGGGAGATCCGCGCGACCTCGCCGGGGAAGTTCCGGCTGATGGCGACGGGCGAGGCGGGTGTCGACCGGCTCCCAGGGCAGGTGGTGCGCGCGTACCTGTGGCGTCAGGCCCTCACGGTGGCGCAGGCGCAGGAGGTCATCCGGTACGCGGAGTCACCGGTGGCAGGGCTCGATCCGAACGAGCAGACCCGCGGCGGCACCATCGTGTGCGTCGTCGGCAGCGACAGCGAGGGTGTGCTCGTCGAGAAGTTCGGGCCGCTGCGGCCGGCGCTCTCCGTCGACCCGGGCTCTGGTCGCGTCGGGCTCGTCGGGATGCCTGCGCTGACGAACCTGGCGCCGGACACGTTCGACCCGGGGAGCGGATGGGATGCAGCAGGCTCGGGAGGCGCGGCCGCGGTCACGCTCGACGTCGCGGCGGACCCGACCGGACACAGGGTCGCGGCGCGCATCGTCGGCGACGACGTTCAAGAGTGGACGTTCGGGTACGCCAGCCCGCTCACCTTCGGCAGCGCCGGGACCCGCCACCTGCACTTCTTCGCGCGCGCCGACGACACGCACACGATGGCGGTCGCGCTGATGAACGCGGGCGATGGCATGGTCGACTCCGACGGCTTCGTGGTCACGCCGCAGTGGCAGCTGTTCACCTTCGCCATGGCCTGGGATGGCTCCTCGAGCGGAGAAGGCTATCTCTCGTTCCGGGCGTCGAACGACGGCACGGAGCGCACCATCTACCTGTCGCCGGTCATGTTCCTGGGCGGCACCGCGGCGAGCCCTTGGCCCGGCACGATCCCGATCGGAACCCCCGGCGCGACGTCACCGCTCCTCACGATCGCGCCCTCGGCGCAGTTCAACCGCGAGGGCGAGATCGAGGTCGAGCTGGTCAACTACGACGAGGCGGGCGTCATCGCCAACGCGCACAACGACGCGGACGACGACGACCGGCGGCGCATCACCTGGCCGACGACCGGGGGCGGGGACGTCGGCAGCGAGCACTACGACGGGTCAGGCTCGGACGACTCGTCGGCGCTGGTCGCGAACACGACCGTCGACATCGCCCAGCCCTGGAAGGCGCGGCTGCGGTGGAACCGGGCCGGGCTGGTCGACGGCGTGGCGTCGGCGTTCGTCGTGCTGCGGGCCGAGCAGGGCGCCACGGTCGAGCAGGACGGCGGGCGGGCGTCGGCGTTCTCGGCCTCGACGACGGCGCTGACGCGGCTGGCGCTGCTGCACGAGGCGGGCGCCACGAGCGCCATGGCAGGGCTCGTGTTCTCGGCGAGGATCAGCGCGAGGGAGCGGAAGGTGTAATGCTCAAGGCTCCGGCCAGTCAACCCCGCTCGCCGCGGCGGCGATGGTGGATTGCAGCCCCGGCGATGGCTCGTTCGCGTACCCGCTCGACGGGTCCGCGACGTGCGGGGTGACGCCGATGAATACCGGAAACCGGAACGGATGACCGTTCGTCGCGTGCTTCTTCCGGTAGTAGAGGATGCGGAGGTACCCGTTGCTGCCGTCGCTCACCTGCGCCGACTGCACGAGCATCGGGTAGCGGAGCACCATGTAGACGCAGTAAGGGATCGACGGCGAAGCGTTGATCGCAGCGACGGCCCACGGGCCTGTCGTCGGCCGGTACGGGAACAGCGCGTGCTGTGTTGCGCGTACGGTTGCATTGGCCCAGTACGTCGGCTGATACGTGCCGTCGGGATCGTAGATCCCCATGTTCGCGGCGTGGTCGGCGATGTTCCCAACGGCCGCCTCGGCCGCTGCCCACCGCGCGTCGGATCCGAACGCGGGATGACGCGCCGTCGCGATCAGTGAACCGGCCACCATGGAGAACGCCACAGCGACGTCGGACCCCGGACCGATCTCGATCTCCCCGTAGTCCGGCACGTCGTTGTAGCTCGGGACGTGGGAGTTGCCGGGAAGAATGTCGGGATAGAACGAGTAGCCGACGAAGTACCCGGGCACCCCGCGCTCGACACGGATCGTCTTGACGAACGCGACCACGGTGTCGCTCTTGGCCGTTGAGCTGTTGATCGGGTAGTCGAGCGCCTCGTTGGCATCGTCTCGACGCCGAACCCCGAGCCCACCGAATGCCGATGAGAGACTATAGGCGTCAACCTGGAACGCCACCTCGATGGCGTCCTGCGTTGCCTGGCGAACGGTGGCACGATTGTACGGCACGGTGGCGCCGACCACGGGATACGTCCAGTCTCCGTACTGCGCGCTCATCACACGCGTGTACGCGCCTGACTCGTCAACGGCCCAGAGGTAGTGGGCGAGCGTCTCGGCTCCTGGGATCGATGGAGTCCCGTGGGTGACTTTTATCTCCCCATTACTAATAACAATGGCGCGGATGTTGGCCTCGCCGGTCACCACCTGCCCGGCGGACAGTTCGACGCCTCCGGCTCCCGTGATCGACAAGACACGTGCCCCCGGTCCACCTGCAACCGGTAGCCTCATCTTCACGGTCTCGGTGGCGCCGTCCGCATCGATCACCGTGATCCATGCCCAATAAGCGGCGTTGCCGGCGAGCGGGACAAGGAGATCCGCTTGCTCCTCGGTGAGAGTGTACTCGAAGAGGCCGGCCGACGCGTCGGCGATCGCGCCGCTCACCGCGAACAGATTGGTGGACGCGTCGGCTGGGTTCTCGTTCGGGTCCACTGTTAGCGTTGACTCGTAGCCGGTTATGTCGATGGCTGCGCCGGTGGCATCGGTGTATGTCAGTCGGATCGGAGCAGTGTCGCCGGTGATCCGCGTTCGCAAGTTGCCGCCGTCGAGCACCAGCATCATCTACTCCTCGCGCACGCGACGGATCGCGTTACCGGTAATGAGCCTGGCGGATGCGACCTCGACGAGGCACCGAATCGAACTCGCGTCTCGGAGAACGTGTCGGATGGCCATGGCGCGACCAGTGTGCGCATCCTCGAATGGTCAACCCACATTCAGGCGCGCCCGGTGAAACGTCGGATGTTCGCAATGGGCACCGCCGCCGCCGCTCGCAGCTCACCCACCCCCGCATCGGCGACTGCTGCGAACGCGTAGATCGGAGCGTTCGCGGCGACCACTAGCCCGAAGCGAAATACGCCCGTGCCTGACATGGACAGTGCTGATGCGATGCTCGTCTCCGACGAAACCCCCAGGCTGGTCACAAGCCGCTGCGCACCGCCGTCGCGATCGACGATCGCGAGCACGTCGACGAAGGAGCCATTCGCATGGTTGACACTGACGGATGACGTCCGAAGTGTCGACCCGTCCCACGTCTCCAGGTGCAAGAACCCGGACGCATCGAGGCGCACGGCATAGTAGCCACCGGAGCCGCCGTGCTTCCCGATGATGTAGTCGGCCTGCGCTGCTGGGAACTTCACACAGGCGTAGAAGGCGACCTGTCCGGTGGTCGTGATCAGATAGCTCGACGAAGACAGGGCCAAGAAATCATCCGATGATGTCCCGGCCGTGACGGCGTAGTCGCTCGCAAGTGCTCCGGTCTGGCGGTAGAGGGGGGAGCCGACGCGCGAAAGCGGGACCCCGCCGATCGAGTCCGACAGGTTGCCCAGTTCCTCGTCGCACAGCCACGCGCTCGCCCACGTCCCGAACCCGAATGCGGCACGCAGCGCCGCCGCAGTCGACGGCCACGCGAACGACCGCACGTTGCTCTCCTGCACGACGATCGCCGGTGGCGACACCTTCGCCTTCCACCCGCCGCCGTACTCGATCGCCACCTCGTCGGTGTCCAGCCGCGCCGTCTCGAGGAACGAGACGCGGGTGACGCCGCCCGTCGGGATCGGGTTGGCGAGCGTCGGCACGAGCGTGATCTCCTGGTAGCCCGAGCCCTGCGACGTGGAGTGGACGTAGTGGTGCGACACCGAGCGGTCGGCGTATTCGATCTGCAGGCGGCGATGAGCAAGCGACGGGTACCAGTTGTTGATGTAGTCGGTCGTCACGCGGATCGCCGACGCGCCGGCGGCGGGCTGCTCGTGCAGCACGAGGTCGGGCCGCCAGGTCGGGAAGAGGAAGGGCTGCCAGCGACCGCGGCGCTCGGTCAGAAAGGCCTTCCACCACTGGCGGTCCGACGGCGAGTCGATGCGCCACGTCCCCATCCGTCGATGCTTCGCCCGCCCCCACGCCGTGTCGCTCGTCATGGTCGCCCCGTTGTCGAGGAACTCGACGCCGGCGCCGAACACCTCGGGCGTCTCCTTCTCCTGGAACGGCCGCCGGTCGAGCACGGTGTACCCGTCGAACGTCGTCAGGGCCGGGGCGCCCGCCCCCCCGAGCGCACGCGCCCCGGCCCGAGCCGTGAACCGCCACCGGGAAGCGTTCACCGGATAGCGGCCGATCGTCTGCCCGTCCTCGAAGCGCACCGTCTCCACGGGGAAGATCAGCGTCGTGTGGGCCGGGAAGTAGCCGCCGACCGGCGGCGAGCTGACGACGTTGATGGTGCCGCCCGATGAGCCCGTGATCGTCGTCGTGTACGCCGATCCCGACGGGCCCCGCACGTAGATCCGCCGCCCGTTCTCGATCCAGTCGGACTTCGACGCGGCGTCCGCGCTGATGTAGATGGTCCCGCCGGTCAGCTCGACGATCGCCGCGACCGCCTCGTGAGGGAGCGGCAGTTCGTAGGTGCCATCGGCCGAGGCGCTGAGGAGCTGGCGGATAGTGCGCGTGTCGGCGTCGTCGAGGAGGAACGAGCCGTCGAACTTCTGCCGCGGGTGCGTGAGCGTGGCCCGACGCTGCTCGGTCCCGTCGTAGGCCACAAGCACGTCGGTGCGGTAGGAGAGCGTCCAGCGGAAGCCGGTGGCGGCGTCGGGGATGCGCGAGGTGCCGAGCTCGGCCGGAGCCGGTTGCTCGTCGAGGCCGAAGAGGTAGTCGCCGACGGCGAGAGCGACCTGCTGCGAGTCGCGGCCGGAGCCCGGACGAGGGATCGCCGCGCGGGCGAAGCGTCGCCCACCGAGCAGCGGCCAGCGTCCGAGGGTCGACGAGGCCACCGGGTCACCGCTCGATGTACTGGACGTTCCCGCCCGACACGTTCACGGCGGTCGTGCCCTGCGGCTGCCAGGCGAGGAAGGGCACGGAGCCGTCGAACAGCCGCGGGATGCCGAGCTGGTCCCACGCCGCCTCGACACGCCCCGAGGCAACGAACGGCAGCGAGGCGAGGTGGCGAAGGAGGAGGAGGTGGACGGTGCCCGAGACGAGCGAGGTGCCCAGCGTGATCGACTGGATCGATCGCACGCCCCGGTCGCCGGCCTGGAGCATGAACGGCACGAGGGTCCCGGCGGCGGCGGTGGCCGGGAAGCTCGGGATCGTGCCGGTGCGGCCGGCGGTGCCGTCGCTGTTCGTGTAGCTGATGGTGCAGTTCGTGATGGCGCCGCCGTTGCCCGTCGACGACGACACCTCGAGCGCGGCGAAGACGCCTTCGCCGAGGGCCGCGCCGTTCACGTCGCGCGGCGGCGCGGCCGCCGGCGTGATCGCCTGCGCGCCCGTGGTCGTCGAGACGATGGAGCTGTTGTGCCAGAGGCGATCGAGCAGGAGGAGGGCGCCGGCCTGGTCGCACGCCGCGGCGAACCGGCCCAGCCGCTTCACGTTGCCGGCCGCCGCCTTCACGAACGGGATCTGACCCGTCACCTGCGTCGGGTCGCTCGAGAGCGCGGCGCCGTTGAGGCCGGGCGAGGGCGCGGCGCCGGCGCCGGGCATCCCGGCCGAGTACCAGAACGAGTGGAACCAGTGCCCGACGCCCTCCATGGTGCCGCCGACCTTGGAGACGGGCAGAGGGCCGCCGCCGGCCGCGAGGCCGTATGCGATGTCGTCGACGGTGAGAACGTCAGCCATGGTGGGTCTCCTGTCAGCGGGCGAGGGCGCCGCGCAGCTTGCCGGTGTGCTTGGCGAAGATGTCGATCACGACCTGCTCGCCCTCGGACGAGCGGAGGAACGTCGCCACGAGCGCGTTCGGGTCGCCGGCGAGCGTGATGGAGAGCGGCACCGAGACGCCGCCGCTGGGCGCGTTGCTGTTGGCGGCGAGGCCCGGGTTCGTGACGGTCACGATCTCGCCGGGGGTCGCGCGGAAGAAGACGCCCTGCGAGTCGGGGCCGCCGGTGCCGCCGACCCGGAATTGACCGCCGCCGGCGAAGTTGCCGCCGGTGATCAAGCCGGCCAGTAGCCCGCCCATCGACGTGAGAGCAGGTTGCCCGCCGGCACCAGTCGTGCCGAACCCGGCCTGCACCGCCTGGAGGAGCAGCATCTTCGCGATCAGGAGGGCGATCTCCTTGAGCAGGTTCTGCACGATCTGGCTGAAGTTGTTCTCGAAGGCGATGGCCGAGCGCAGCGCCTCATCGAAGGCGCCCGCGAACTCGTTCTTCATCGCGCCCTCGAGCTCCATCATCGGACGCTCGAAGTCTTCCTTGGCCTTGGCGGCGACCTCGCGTTCGACCTCGGCCAGCGCACGCATCTTCTCGCGCACGTCCTGCAGGAGCTCGAAGCGTTCCTGCGCCGCGTTGGCGGCCTTTGCCTCTGCCTCGGCGCGCTGGTCGGCCGCCCTGGCCGCCGCTTCCTCCGCCCGCACAAGCTCGTCGAGCTGGCCCCACTGCTCGGAGGTCAGCTCGACGCCCTTGCCGCGCAGGTCGTTCTCGATCTCGAGGAGCCGGGTCGTTCGATTCCGAACCTCCTCGCTCTGTCCGAGTAGGACGATCTCGCGCTCGATCTCGCGCACCACGGCCGCGTAGGGATCCAACTGGTCGCGGAGCATCTCCTCGCGCTGCGCCATCAGCGCGTTCGCCTCCTCCTGGGTCGTCAGGTGCGCGCGCACGGCGCGGTCGAGGAGCCTCTGGGCCTTCTCTAGCTCCTGCTCCGCGGCGGTGACGTCGGAGAGCGAGCCGAGGAACGAGTTGTACTCGTCACGCAGCCGCTTCATCGCGTCGGCTGCGTCCTTGTCGCGCTTCATCTGCGCCTGTCGACTCTTGGCGCCGTCGCCGACGCCCTGGATCATGGCGCGCGTGGCGATCGGGATGAGCGCCGCCGCCTGCTGCTCGGCGACGAACTTCGCCACCGCATCCTTCTGCTCGAGCCGCTGCGCCATCCCGGCGAAGCCGCCGAACTCGGTGTTCTTGGCGACGTCCGCGAGGAGCCCCTTCATGCCCTCGGTGTGGCGCGAAATCTCCTTGAGGGTGTCGACCAGATCGCCGACCCGCGACCCCTTGCCCGAATCCTGGACGGCGCCGTAGATGTCGCTCGCGGCGTTGTAGCTGCCCGTGATCGGGTTGAGGTAACGACGCGCCGTGCTGACCCCGCGCCAGAGCGCACCCCCGTCGAGCTGGTAGCCGCCGATCGAGATGTCGCCCAGCTCTCCGACGGCCTTCGATGCCATCGCGCCGACGCTGGCCACCATGCGGAGGCTGTCCGCGAGTCCGGCCAGCGCAGAGCCGAGGAGCTCGACGGCGCGGGTGTTCTGCGCGAACTCCGAGAGCGACTTCGACGCCTCGTTGCGAAACTTCGTCCACTGCTCGGCGAACGTCGGTAGGCGCTCCGCGTACTGGTCGAGCACCTCCTGACGCTGCGACTTGAGCGCGCTGATGACGACCTGCGAGGTGAGCTTGCCCTCGTTGGCCATCGCGCGCATCTCGCCGCGAGTCTTCCCGAGGCTCTTCGCGATCAGGTCGATGATGATCGGCGCCTGCTCGAGGACGCTGTTGAACTCCTCGCCGCGAAGCGCACCAGCGCCGAGACCCTGAGAGAGCTGGGTGAGCGCAGCGTCGGCGCTGGCACCGGAGGCACCGCTCGCCTTGATCGCCTTCGTGAGCGTATCGACGGTCTCGATCGCCTGCCGCTGCGAGCCGCCCATGTCGGTGACGGCCTTGCCCACCTGACGGTAAAGGCCGACGACGGAGCCGAACTCCGACCCGGTCTCCTGCGCCGACTTGAACAGCTCGCGCTGCGCGATGATCTGCGCCTGGGTCGCCCCGTGCATCGCGCGAAGCTGGCTGGTAGCGTTCGTGTAGGCGTCGGCCATGTCCATGGCCTCGCGCGCGCCGAACGCGGTCGCCAACCCAGCCACAGATCGCCCGACCGCCCCGGCGAGGTCGCTGCGCCGGGCGTCGCTGGCTGCCTTGCGCATCCCGTCGCCGATCGACTTCGACATCGCCTCCGACGACTTCTTCGCCTGGCGCTCCATGCCGATGAGCTCGCGATCGATCACGTCCGCCCCACGCTTTCCCTGCGTGGGGTCGATCGTCACGACGATCTCGAAGTCTTCATCGTTCGCCATGGCTCACTTCTTCCTGGCCGCCTCGGCGGCTCGCTGCTTTGCTTCCTGCTCCTCGCGCTGCCACTTCAACCACGCCGCGTCCATCGCGCGGATGATGTCGTAGAAGGCGAGGAGTACCCGCCGAGAGCGCAGGCCCCACCGCTCGCCGTAGGCGAAGATCGTCGACTCCGGGATGGGCCCGATCCCGAAACCGATCGAGCGGTTCGTGCTCAGATCCCAGAACGCCTTGAGGCAGAAGGACTGCGCCAGCGACGTGACGGGCGGTTCGATGGCCTCGGGTGGTAGCGGCCGACCTTCGAGCGGGTACTGCCTCCACGCAGCCCCGTCGCGCTGCTCGCGCAGCTGCCAGGTCAGCCGCTCGACGAGTTTCCCGCGGCGGACTCCACATCGGCCGGGGTCACGTCGTCGGGCCCGGGGCGCGCCATCTTGACGACCTCCTGCTCGATCGCGATGAACAACCCCAGGCCGACCTGCGGGGCCTCGATGAGCTTGACCAGGAAGTCGCGCCCCTTCCTCGGGGTGTACTCGAGCGCCACCCACTGCCCATCGCGCTCGACCTCCCACCCGACGATCGCCGACGACGCGATGGCGCGGGCGCTGTCGCGAAGCTGCTGCATCCGGATCTCGTCGGGCGCCGTCTCTTCCTGCCGCTGACTCTCGAGGAAGTGCCGGAAGCCGGCCTCCATCAGGAGCGGGTTGTCGGGCGTCATCGGCACGAGGCCGAGTCGCCGGCGAGGCCGGATACTCTCGATCACGTGGTGCGCCGTGGCCTCGGGCAGCACGAACTCGAAGTCCTCGAACGATTCGCTCATCGTCGAGCACCGTGCGCCCGCGTCCGTCGAGGATCCACATTCGGTAGCAGGGGCGAGAATCGAACTCGCTTCTGCTCGGGTATGAGCCGAGCGCGCAGCCGGAGCGCCTCCCTGCAGGAAGCCGTTACGCCGTCGGGCAGTAGGGGAAGAGGCTGACGATCAGCGTCGAGCCGAAGATGTCGTCCTCGTGCGCGTCGGCGCCGAGCGCGATCCGCACCGTCTGGTTCGTCGGGGTCTCGGGCATCCCGTTCGACAGGCAGCACGACGGCATGTCGAAGCACGCCGCGCCGTCGCCGTTGTTGATGAACCAGTCGCAGCCGACCGCGTCACCGGCCTCGAGCGCCGCGATCACCTCGGGCACGGTGAAGTGCGCGCCGACCTCGACACCCACGTTGACGGGGCCGGCGGTGTTGGTCACCGAGCCCATCACGCCGTGGCCGCCGTTGCGCTGGACGTCGGCCTCGAGGTTGAGCGCGACGCTCGTGATGATGCCGGTGAACGCCGTCCCGGCGACCTTCGCGCGGATGCGCCCCCGGTAGATGTGCGACGTGGTGTTCACCATCGTCTTCTGGAGCGTCTTGACCGGCGCGTTGAAGTTCGTCGCGCGGCTCGTCGTCGGGCCCGACGTCGTGGTGCCGCGCATCGCCACCGAGAGCGTGGCCTTCGTCTTCTCCGGCATCGAGATCGTGCCGCGGACGACCTGCATCCCGTGGGCGTAGAGGTACGAGGCGGCGTCGCCGGCGCCGAGCTTGTTGAACACGCGCTCGGTGCGCCAGTAGGGCAGGAGGAAGTTCGCGTCCGTCAGGTAGCGGACCCGGACGCGCTGGCCGTAGAAGACGTCGATCAGCTTCGAGGAGCCGTTGTCGACGGTGAACGGCGCGGTGGTGTTCTCGATCCGCATCAGGTTCGCGGTCGGCGTCGCCGCGATGCGCGCGGGGCCGCGGTTGGCCGCGACCGCGAAGGTCTGCGCCGCCGCGACGCCGCCCACCCAGATGGTGTCGCCAGCCTCGAGCCCGAGCTGGGTCAGGTTCTTCGTCGTGGTGATCAGGTTGCCGTCGCTGTTGACCTGGAGGTCGCCGGATGCGAACCGGAAGCCGCACACCTCGACCGTCGCGCCCTCGGCGGCGGCGAAGGTCTCGGCGACGAGGCCTCCGACGATCGGGATCTGGGTGGTGGTGCCGCCCGAGTCGACGACCTTGAAGCCGTTGTTCGCGGCGATCTTCGCACCACGCACGAACACCAGCGTGTTCGCCGGAAGCGCCGCGCTCATGGTCGGCACGACGAAGTGCGCCGTGGTGCAGCTCGTCGGGAAGTTCGGCGCCGGGCCGGTGAACGCCGCATGGAGCAGGCCCTCCGCGAACTCGCGAAAGGTCGACCAGGTCAGGTCGGTCTCGATCGACCCCTCGACCATCTTGTCGACCGGCATCCCGCGCTGCCGCTGGTTCGCCGGCGAGACCGGCTCGCGCTCGACGCTCTCGATCTGCGGCGCGAACCCGGTGAGCCCGCCCGGGTTGTACTCGTAGGCGTGGACGACCGGGGAGCCGGGGAGCGCGCCCTCGCTCGACTCACGCGCGACCTGCAGGAAGGATCGGTTGCTCTCGCTGTAGCCCATGGTCGTGCTCCTCGGTCAGAAGGTCTCGTGGAAGGCGAAGCGCGCGCTGACGTTCACCTGGTAGTAGGTCGATGGCCCGGCGTCGCCGTCGACGCCGATGCGCCGGATGTCGGCGCCCATGAAGGTGACGGTGTCACCGGCGGTGCCCAGGTCGAGCCCGCGGAACACCTCGCGAACCTGCTGCGCCAGGGTCATCGCGCCGGCCTGGCCGTCGTCGGGGATGAGCGGGGCGAAGCACTGCGCGATCACGTCGGCGCGCTGGCGCTCGACGCGGTGGCCGACGGGGCCGTGGCCCGAGGGGTCCGGCGGCAGGTCGCGCACCGAGACGCGCACCCATGCCGTGTCGGCCGGCGGCTCGTACCGCTCGCCGTCGATCGTGAAGGCGACCGGCAGCGAGTCGAGCCGATCCTTCACGGCGGCGAGCACGAGCTCGGTGGCGGCGAGCGGCGTCATGCGGCCCTCGATTCGGCAACGCCCTTGGCGACCGCGTACTCGACGAACGCGGCCGGCGCCTGCTTCGAGTGCCCGGCGTTGAGCCGACGGATGTAGGGCACGTTGTTCGACACGAACGCCTTCCCGTGCTCGAGCCGGAACGCCACGACCTCGGCGAGCCCGGCCGCCTGCCGCGACGTGCCGGTGCCCCGCGCCGGCTGACCGACCGCGGGGACCCAGTTCGCGCGCGCCCAGCCCGTGTCGACCGGCGTGATCGCGACGAGCTCGTGCGTCACGTTGACGGCGATGCGCGCGACCGCCTGCTCGATCCGGCGGTCGAGGGCGGCGCGGATCTTGGCCCGCGACGAGGCCACGGGTCAGCTCCTCGCGGAGCTGCGGCGCTCGGCGCGGGTCGGCTTGATGCGCGCGGCGGTCTCGGCCTGCGGCTGCGCGGGCGAGGACGGTTCCGGCCCGGGCACCAGCGGCGCACGCTCGTTGTCGATGTACGCGCACTGCCAGAGGTTCAGGACGCGATGGCGCGGCACGCCGAGCGACTGCCAGTCGAAGGGCGCACCCGCCTCGATCTGCCGCCCGTCGAAGACGAAGGCATGTCGCGCCACGAATGGCGCGTCGAGGTTGAAGGGCGGCCGGTTCGACATGGTCAGGGGCTCGATCAGGGCAGCATCGTCTTGAACAGCACGCCCATCTTCGAGTTGACGAGCGTGAAGTCGTGCGCCGAGTCGCAGACGGTCTTCTGCGAGCCGCCGGGGCCGGCGTCCTCGTCGCGAATCGAGCGGAGGCGGAATCCCTCGGTGTTGCCGACGGCCTCCTCCCACTGCGCGCGCGCCATCGCGCACGGCGCCTCGGGGTTGAACACGCCGGCGTCGTCGGCCACCGCGCTGGCGGCCTCGCCCTGCATCGCCGGGAAGCGGCGGTAGAGCAGCATCCCGTCGCTGGGGACGATGCGCGAGTTGGTCGCCGTCTCGCCCTCGAGCGCCGTGTTGTAGATGGCGCTCGCGACGCCGACCCACTTCACGCCGCAGAGGCGGGCGATCTCCGACTCGTTGGCCGGGGCGTCCCGGAGGATCGGGTTCGACCCGTTCGTGAGCGTGGCGCGCACGAGAGGGTGCATCGCCACGGCCTCGAAGAGGTCGGCGCCGAAGATGATGGCGTCGCCCTTCCAGCCGGTCGCGAGCTCGATGTCGTTGCGCTCCTCGCGGATCGCCTTGATCGGGTCGGTGTTCGCGTCCGAGAAGTGGATGCGCGTTCCCGTCGCGGTGGTGCGCGCCGGCGCCGCGCCCGACGACACGCCGGTGACGACGCGGAACCAGGTCGTGTCGGCGAACGCGAACGCCGAGAAGAGGAGCTCGAGGCTCAGGCTCGCCTTGTAGGCGAGGAGCTGCGGGATGATCTGCGACGGATCGATCGCGACGTCGCTGGCCCGCTTGAGCCAGTCGTTCAGGTTGTACCCGAGCGACCGCGCGTTGATCTCGAACATCGCGGTCTCCTTGCCGAAGGCCGCGATCGGGGTGGGCGAGTTGTAGCCGCGGACGACCATCTCGTTGCGGTTCAGGTCGCCCTGCTTCCACTTGTAGTAGGTGCCCGAGAGCTTCTTGACCGGCATCCGCGGGGCCGCCTTGCGCGCCACGAAGCCCTCGCCGGACTGGAAGAGCTTGATCGCCGCCTGGGTGAGCGGGACGTTGGTGTACACGTCGCCTGGGGTGAACGTCGGCATGGTCGGGCTCCTGCTGGTCGGTGTCGGTCGAGAGGGCGAGCCCCGAAGGGCTCAGGGATGAAGCGATGGATCAGGCGAGAGCGAGGCCCGTCGCCGTGACCTGCTGCCACGCGGCCCCGTTCCAGCGGAGCTGCATGTGGTGCGCGGTCGTGCCGTTGATGTCGTCGATCTTCGTCGCCGCGGCGCCGTCGAGCGTCTCGGCGGTGATGTCGATCTCGCCGTCGGGCGTGCCGCCGGCGACCGTCACCTGCACGTCGATGAACTCGCCATCGACCTGGCCGTTCGGGATGTTGAACCCGCCGGCCGCGGCGCCCGTGACCGTGCCGGTGACCGACAGGTTGTAGCGAGCGACCATGTCGTGGCCGGTGAGGACGTCGGTGCCGACGACCACGGTGCGCGCGCCAGCGCGGCGCTTGCCGACGACCTTCCAGCCGGTCGCGTGCATCCGCAGGCGCAGCGACTGGCCGGCGGCGGTGAAGACGTGGGTGGCCGACTCGGTGCCGGCCGGGCCGAGCGCGCCGTTGAGGGTGACCGTGCCGAGCGGCGTGCCGCTGACGGCGACGCAGTCGATCTCGATCTCGTGGCCGAGCTCGCCGTCGTCGAGCGTGTACGCCTTGGTGTCGGCGACGGTGAGCGCGATGTGGCTCGCGCTCGGCGGGATGGCGCCAGCCGCGGCGACCGCCACCGAGGACGCCGCGGCGTGCGGCTGCACCAGCGGGCGGAGCACCGACACGAGACGGCCGGTCGCGCCGGCGCCGAGCGCCACGGCGTTGACGTGTTGGCCGGCGCCCGCGACGATCGCCCGGCCGACGGAGTCGGTCGTGAGATCGGCGCCCGCGTCGAACGAACCGCCGGCCTCGACCTTCATCACGCGCTCGATGAATGCGTCGACGCCCTTGCCTGCGGCGTCGGGCTCGCTGCCGATGACGAGGTCCGCTCGCTCTCCGGCGACCGAACACGCGACGACCCGGCCGGTGTTGTCGACCTTGCCGAAGCGGTTCTTGCGCGCGCTGAGGTCCGCGCCGCTGACGAGGCTGACCGGGGTGCTGTCGATGGTGGCCATGGTGTGTCTCCGTGGTTCGGTTCGTCGGTGGCGAAGGGGTGGTCAGCGGTCAGTTGCGCGGACCGCCGGGGAGCTCGCGCTCGTAGGCGGCGTACCGGGCCTTGCCGTCGTCGGTGGTGAGGTACTCGAGCGCGACGTCGTCGGGCTTCGCGTTCCGCGACTTCGCGAACTCGGCGAGGCCGGCGTTGTAGTGGGCGAGCGCGCCGGTCTCGGGCACGCCGCCGCCGGCGACGCCGACGCGCTTGGTGACCGACTCGAACGCGGTGTTGGCCGCGCGCAGGGTCTCGAGCGCCTCCTTGCGGAGCTCCTCGGGCAGCGCCTCGACGGCGCGCATGATGGCGACCTTGACGGCGTCCGAGCCCTTCACGAAGGGGATGACCTCGCGCGCCGACTTCTCGATGCGGGCGGTCTCGTTCGCCTCGCGCGCCTTCGCGAGCTCGACGGCGTTGGAGTCGAGCTCCTTGGCCATCTCGACCAGCGACTCCTCGCCGGCGTAGTAGCAGCGCCCGGTGCGCTCGCTCTTGTGGATCGGCTTCGCGAGCGCGGCGCGGTCCGCCTCGGGCTTGCCGAGGAACTGCTCGAGCTCGTCGCCCTTGAGGCGCTTCGCGAACGCCGCCTGGTCGGCGGGCAGGTTGCGGAGCGTGTCGAGCGCCTTCGCGAAGGTCTCCTTCGCCTTGGCGAAGTCCGCCTTGAGAGCGGTGATGTCGGCCTGGGCCTTGGCGATGTCGGTCGGGTTGCTCATGGCGATGGTCTCCGTGGCGAGGGTGTGCGTGTGGCCGTCGGCCGCGAGCACGGTGAGGGTTCCGTCGGCGCCGCGAATCCAGTTGTGGGAGTGCCCGTACTGGAATCCGTCGGCGCGGTCGTAGGACGTGACGCCGTCCTTCTCGTCGGCGTCGTAGATGAGGTGCTGGTGACCCAGCTCGTACGACGTCGCGGCGGGGGTGCGCTTCTCGATCGGCGTGACGAGCCCTGCGACGAGCGCGGCGTGCTTCACGAGCGAGACGGCGTGCGCGACCTTGGCCTCCGCGCTGACCTCGACCGTCGGCTCGCCGACATCGGCACGCTTGATGAGCGCGACCTTCGCGCCCTCGTGCGCGCCGAGCTTGACGACGCTGATCTCGTGGATCGAGACCTTGCGAAGCACCCGCTTGCGCTTCTCGACCTTCGCGGCCTTCGACTTCTCGATGACCTCGGGGTCGTGGCTCACGCCGCCGATCGACAGGCAGAACGCCTCGCCGCTCTCGATGCTCTTGAGCAGCTCCTCGTCGGGCTTGAACGCGACGAGGATGCCGGCGGTGCCGTGGGTGTCGACATCGCACGCCTTGGCGATGTCCTCGGTCATGCCCCAGCACGACACGATCGAGCCACGAGCGCCACCGGAGTGGTTCGCCTTGATCGTGCGGTCCTCGACCGGCAGTGCCGAGAGCTCGAGCGCCGCGAGGAGGATGTCGTCCTCGGGGATGTGGTCGCCGTGGCTGTCTTCGTAGGCCTCGCCGTCCTTCTTGGCGAAGCACGACCAGCCGAAGCACATGCCGAGCTTCTTGTCGAAGCGCAGCGGCTCGGGCGAGGTCTTCGCGAAGGCGAGAGGCTTGCTCACGAGCGCCAACTTGCGGCACGCGCGCGTGCGAGACCAAGAAACGAATTTGGAACCCGACAGCGAGCGTCGCTAGCGTCGACGTCGTTGCAGATCGTGACACTCAACGACGACGAGCGGCCGAAGAGCGCGCGCCAGATCGAAGAGCACTTCGGCTGGCGGCCGGGAATGATCCGCGCGTGGCGACACCGCGGCGTCGGCCCGCCGGTGTTCGCACAGCCCACGCCGCGGGGCTACATGTACCGGATCCGCGACGTGCTCGCGTGGCTGGTCAGCACAGGACGCGCGGCGAACGCAGCGCCCGAGGAGAAGCAGACATGACCGAGGACTCCAAACGATGGGCCGACACTGCGACGAGCCCGGTCGCCGACATCAAGGCCGAAGCCGAGCGGCTGCTCGGGAAGCCGCTGCGCATCGCGGCCGGGCCGCCCGAGGCTGTGCGCTTCCGCGCGACGCCGTGCGAACGCATCGTCATCGAGCGTTCGCCTGCCCAGCTCGGCGTCGAAGGCTGCCGGTGCGGGTGCAGCGATGGGAGGCGGGTGCGATGAGCGCCGCGATCGTTCGCACGATCGGCCCGAACGTGAAGCAGCTCATTGCGATGCGCGCCTCGGTGCTCGCCATCCCGAGTGGGACGCAGAACCCGCTGGCTGTCGGCCTCGGCGTGTTGCTCGATCCCGCCACGATGAAAGCGCATCTCGCCGCCGCGCAGAGTGAGATCCTGGCTGCAGTCGATGCCGTAAAGGCGGCGCCCGACAACCGCTGGGGCGACGACGACGAGGCGATCGCTGGGGAACTGCTGCGCCGGGCAAAGGAGAGACGTCCCCGATGATCGACCTCGGCGCCATCACGATTACGTGCGACCACGAAGGCTGCGCGGCGCGCCTCAAGACCTCGACGTCGAGCCCGCACGCTGCGCGCGACAGGGCGCGTCGCGAGGGCTGGGCAACGCGCCTGACGCGAGACGCTTTCGCGCGTGCCCTCGAATACTGCCCCGACCACGCAGCGGCGCACGAGGCTGACACGATCGACGGGCGAGCGTTCTAGGCCGCCGCCGGTGCCGCCGTGCCGTCGAGGTAGGCCTGCGCGGCCTCCTTCGAGGCGAAGACCTTCACCGAGCGTCCACACCGGCAGTTCGCTAGTTCCTCGACGGGCGCATCGCGGTCGCCGGGGTGCTTGAGCAGGTTGCCGAGCCCGCTGCGAAACAACTCGCCCCACCGCTTCCGCTGCCCGTTCATCGACGAGTGCCAGTGCCGCGAGCGCGGCGGGCCGCCGGCGTGCCACGTCTGGATCGCGAGGTCGGCGTCGAGCGTGCCGTCGTCGATCGCCTGCTGATACGCCTCGTGCTGGCCGGCGTGCACGGCCGACATCGTCTCCGTGCGCGAGATGACCTCCGCTCGGTACCGCAGCGCGCGCTGGTAGTACCGCTCGACGAGCTTGTCGATCTGCTTCGCCGTGAGCGGCTTCGCCTCATCGATCGCGCGGCGGACCGTGCCGTCGTACCGGGCGTCGCGGAGCTCCATGCCGAGCGCGCCGCGATCGAGCGTCTCCAGCCGGCGGCGGTACGAGCGCACCCATTCGGCCTGCTTCGGCGTGAGGCCGATCGAGTCGCGTATAGCACGCGCCTGTTCGCGTGGGTTCGTGCCCGACTTGATCCCGTCGGCCATCACCTCCCACGCCTCTTCGCGCATCGCGTGAATGACGCGCTGTCGGTTCGATCGGAGCTGCGCGACGGCGCGCTCGTTCGTGCCGTCGTAGGTCACCACGACGTCGAGCTTCTTCGAGAGCTGCTCGGCGACCTCGTTGGCGACGAGCGCGGTGACGGCCTCGGTCTGGGCGGCGAACAGCGCGGCCCCGCGCTCGACCTCGTCGAGCACGGTGGCGATGGTGCCCGATTCGAGCGCGTCCTCGAGCTTGGCGAGGGTGGCACGCGATCGAACGCGCTGCATGGCGGCCAGGTAGCGGCGGCGAACACGCGGGGTCTGGCGGTCGAGAAGCTCCTGCAGGCGCTTGCGGGTCATCCGGGCCTCGGGACGCCGGGACCCGGCATCGCGGTGGGCGGAGGCCGCCCGTCAGCGCGCGCAACCTCATCGACTCGATCGCACCATCCCTGGTACGGCGTCTCGTTGCGCACCTCGATGACGCGTTCGAGCAACGCGCGATGAGAGCACCCGCGCTCGTGCTGACGATGCGCCGGGCAGGTGCACCCGACAGCGGTGGCGCCGAACGAGCACGCCCCGCGACATGACGCGCAACCGCACTCGACGCACACCGGCGTCGGCGCGCCGCGCCACCACGCAAGGAGTCGCCGCCACCACGGCGCGCGTACGCGAGCGACAGGCAGCGGCGCGCACCAGCACGGCGCACGACCGTCCCACGCGCAGTGAAACCCGTGCGCCTCGTCGAATGCGTCCGCCTCGTGGCGGGGACAGATCGGCCGGCCGAGCATGGACACGTCAACAGTCTCGTCGTCTGCCGAGTAGCGCCTGATCATGCCGCCGGCTCCTGCACCACGACCACGCCGAGCGCCTGCAACTCGCCGAGGATCTCGTCGAGCACCGTGTCGATGCCGCTCGCCATCACACGCTGGCCCTCGGTCTGCTCGACCTTCGGCACGATCAGGATCACGAGCCGATCGACCGGCCGCTCCTCGGGGCGGTCTCGCAGCGCCTTGCGTAGCACCCGCGCCACAGCCACGCCCTCGACCACGCGCGGCGCGCCGTCGGCGAGCATATCGGCGACGTGCTGCGATGCCTGCGACCAGCCCATGCCGATGAAGTCGTCGGTCGACACGAGCGGCAGGCCAAGGGCGAGCGCCACGGCGCGCGCCGAGCTCGACTTGCCCGTGCGCGGGCCGCCGACGATCGCGATGCGCATCACCGCACCGCCAGCGAAAACGTCGCGGCCGCTGCGTCACGGTCCACGATCGTGACCACCGCCCGCGTCACCCCGCCCGCCACCTGGACGCGGTCACCAGCGCGTGGCTCTATCGCCCCGCCACTGATCGTGTCGCCCAGGAGCACGACCATCACGTCGGTGCGCTTTACCAACGTGCCGTCGATGTGCCGTTGCTCGAGTGCCGCCTCGAAGCCCTTGCACGGGTAGGTTGCGGTCACCGGCTGCGTGCCGCCGGCGAGGTTGCCGGGCTCGCGAGTGGTGCCGGTGACGCGGGTGAGGGTGCAGTCGAGGAGGCCGGGCCCGATCTTCTGCGCGACGATCTTCGCGATGTCGACGCCGAACAGCTTCACGCCCATGGTCAGCCCCCGCCGTTGATGCCGAACTCGTCGCACGCATCGAACGCCGACTCGCCGTCGACGCCCGCCGCGTAGCTGCCGGCGCCCACGCCGCTCGACGACGTGCCCGCAAGGTACGGCGCGAGCAGCTCGGCGACGCGGCCAGGTAGCCGTCCACCGTCGCGCGGGCCGAACCACTCCACGTTGACGCCCTTCGCGTCCACACGCTTGATCTTGTCCTCGGTGGTGGTCGTCGTGAAGATCGACGAGTCGGCGAGGCCGGCGAGCGCGAGTTCGTAGGCGGCGTCGATGATCGCCTGCGGCAGACCGGCCGTCGTCGGGTCGGCGTGGGTCTCGTCGGCGAAGTCGAGCCCGGAGATTACGCGCGTCGCGCTGACGAGCGCCTGCTTCTGTCGCTTGCCGCTGCTGGCTGTGTTCTCCGACGAGTTGTAGATCGGTTCGCGAGCGAGATCGCCGAGCGCGTACTCCTCGAGCGAATCAGCGCCCGTGTGCGTGCCGTACACCGAGTAGTCGACCGCGGAGATGGTGACCGTGCCCATGGCTTACTCCTCCTCCTCGGGGTCGTCGTCCTCGTCAGGATCTTCCTTGCCGAGCTTGGCCATCTCGGCCGCGACTGCGCGCTCCTCCTCACGCCGCAGCACGAGGTCTGCGTCGTCGTGGGCCCTCATCGGCGGCGCGCCGAGGTGCTCGAGGAAGAAGTTGACGATCTCCTCGACGCGGTCGGGCGAGGCGCCGGCCTTCTGGAGGAAGTCGCCGACGGCCGCCATCGCGCTCGGGATGTCCTGGAGCTCGATCGCGGCCCACGTGAGCGTCGGCGCCGTCTCCGGGTCCCAGCCGTTCCACGCCCAGAGGGGCATGACGAGGTCGCGGCGGAAGGTCTCCGCGATGCGGTTGAGCACCGACGTCACCGTGCGAATCGCCGCCGCCATCTTGCTCGCGTGCATCGCGTCGGAGCCGCGACCCTCCTGGCCGAGGAGCAGGTACTCGAAGCCGAGCAGCGCGAGCAGCTGCCACGTGAGCCGATCGATCCGCCGCTCGAGCGCGTCGAAGCTCGAGGCCTGCGAGGCGAGCACCTCGGCGTGCCACCGCCGCACCGGCGACGGGCTCTGATCGGTCGACGGGTAGGTGCTCGAGTCGAGGATGAGCCCGCCACCCTTGCGCACCTTGGCGTCGACGAAGTTCTTGACCGGCTGGAACTCGGCGTCGAAGTCGGTCGCCGTGTAGCCGCTGTCCTTCTGCGCGACCTTCCCCTTCCGCTCCATCACCGGCCCGTACACGATCGGGACGCCGTTCACGTCCTTCTCGAAGGCGCGGTTCTGGTAGCGGACGAGCTCCTGCATCTGCCGCACCGCCTCGGCGAGCTGGCGCATGACGCCGCAACCCTCCGGGTGGTCCGTGATCGGGATGTCCTTCGTCCACACCAGGCGGCCGCGCTCGATCGGGTGCTCGGTGCCGTCGTTCGGATCGCGCTGCACGATCCCGACGACCTGGCCGCGCTCGTGCTCCCACCGCTCGACGGTGTGCGGCGACAGCTTCATCAAGTCGAGCAGACCAAAGCGGCCGTCGGCGAGCCGCTTGAACGTCCACGCCTGCAGCGCGTAGCCGTCGAGCGTGGACATCGCCGCCGACATCACGGCGTCGGCCCACTGCGTGTCCATGGAGCCGATCTGCTTCTGCAGCCAGGCCGCGCGCTCCTGATCCTCGGGCGTCGCCTCCTCGGCGGCGTCGGCCTTGTACGGCTCGACGGTCCACGTCGGCGAGCCCGCGAGCGTCAGGTACGCGCGCACGCCGAGCCCGACCGGGATGACGTTGCGCTTCCACTCGTCGAAGTTCCTCCACCTCGACGCGCCCACCATCTCGCCGTTCTTCTCGTTCGACTGCGGATAGCCGCCGTACCACGAGTAGCCCGGCACGCCCGCGCGCTCGGTCGGGCCGGCCGCCTTCTCGACCGCCGCCGCCTCGGTCGCCGACGAGGCCCGCTGCCCATGCAACGGCTCCTCCGACACGGGGTGGTAGTCGTCGAGCGCGTTACGCACAGGTTCCGGCGGCGGCATCGACGCGACGCCGAGCCAGGACGTGAAGCGAGAGAGCGCACGCATGGTCGGGGCCATGCTGCGGCCGCGATGGCGCGCGCCCCACATTCACTCGTCGTACGTGCCGGCATCCGACGGCGCCCAGGTTCCGACCTGGTTCGTGTCGATCCCGCCGCCGCCGCGGTGGAGCAGGTTGAAGGCGTGCCGCGCCCAATCGACCTGATCGTCGTGCGGGTCATCGAGGCCGGTGAACTCGCGGTGCTCCTCGATGAAGTCGTGCCAGTCGTCGAGCGGGTCGTCCGGGTCGGAGAGCGGCACCTCGACGCGCGCCTGGTTCCATGCGTCGGCGTAGGGCGTCGCGCCCTCCATCTTGCCGCCCTTCGTGAACGCCGCCGGCAGCGGGAAGACCTGCACCTCGCCATCGAGCGCGCGGATCACGTCGGGCATCGCCGAGAAGCCGCCCACCGCTTCGACGTAGATCGGTAGCCCGTACTCCTTGGCCATCGGCTTCACGTGCTCGCGAAGGAACGCTGGCACCGAGGCCTGCGCGCGCTTGTTGCGGAGGATGCGCGCGCGCTCGTTCTCGCCGATGCCGATCATTCCCATGACGCCGGCGGCCTGGTAGTCGCTCGAGGTCTTCTTCGTGCCCGCCGGATCCCACACGAGCGCGAGGCGCCACGCCTGCCCGTCGAGGCCAAGCCCCTCGAGCTTGTAGCGTTGCGGCTCGTCCTGGAAGAGCTTCGAGTCGCGCGGCCGCGGCTCCTGCTGGTAGAGCGACCACCAGCGATAGGCGCCCTTCGCGCGCTGCTTCCGCGCCCACTCGATGTCGTAGCCCGCCTCGGGCCAGAGCGCGATGTGGATGTCGGGGTCGAAGTCCTGCCCCCGCGCACCACCGTCGACGGGTTCGCCGGTGCGCGCGTCGACGACCGCGGCGAGCTTGATGTGCTCCCACGTCTCGCCGAGCCCGTCGCGCATGATACGGCCGAGCGGGTCGTCGAGGTGCCATCGTGTGCCGACGAGGAAGTTGCTCGCGCCGCGCTCCATGCGCGTCATGACGTCGTCGAGCAGGTACTCGAAGGTCTTGTCGCGGATGAGGCGCGACTCGGCCGCGATGCGGCCCTTGAGCATGTCGTCGTTCACGATCGCGCCGCTGTTGCAGCCGCGCCCGGTGATGTCGCCGCCGACGCTCGTGGACTTGAGCCCGCCGTCGAAGGTCGTTGCCCAATCGTGCACGTTGGCGCGGTCGTCGGCGATCGGGACGCCGGCCTTGCGCGCGAGCTTGCGCGTCTTGTACGAGAAGTCGGTCGCGAGCGAGTCGCCGAAGGTGACGTAGAAGTTGAGGCACGCCGGATCGCGAAGAAGTCGCCACGCGAGGTACTGGCGCAGCGACGTCGACTTCCCGAAGCGCGGCGGCATCGAGCAAGTGACGTGCACCGGCCGAATGCGGCTCTCCTGGAACAGCGCGTAGAGCCGACGCAGGTGCCGCGGCACGACGCGTCCGAGCTCGGGCGAGTGCTGGTGCACGAAGTCGACGAAGGACAGCCCGCCGTGCTGCGCTTCGTACAGCGTCCGGTACCGCTCCTGGTCGGCGGGCGACAGCCGCGCCAGCTCAGCCGGCGTCAGCGCCACCAGTCGGCTCGCTCGGTGCGGACGCCGCCTCGCGCGCACGGCGCTCGAGCTCGGCCAGCTCGTCGAGACGCGTCGCCGGCGTCGCCTTGATGGCCGCGATCACCGCGTCGAGGCCTCCGGTGCCCACCTCGACCTTCGTGAGCTTCAAGCCGAGGAGGTCCATGATCTTCCCGGCCGCGGCGATCGCGTTCTTCCGGTCCTTGGCCTCGCGGCACTCGAGCAGGAGGTCCTCGAGGATGCGGAGCAGCCGCGCGCGCTCGAAGGGTGCGGCGTCCTTGTCGATCTCGGCCCACCGCTCCGAGATGGCTTGCTTGTAGCGCCAGACGTGTCGCTCGGTCAGGCCAAACTGGCGAGCGATCTCCTCGACAGCGAGCCCCGGCGACTTCCCGCGCGAGAGCAACTCGGAGAGCGCGCGTCGGACCTCAACCCGCCCGAGTTGCGCGTCCGCCTGCTCCTGCTCCTCGGGCGTGAACGTGGTGACGGTCGCGCCTTCGGCGTCTCGTCGCTTCCGCGGGCGGCCGAGCGGCTTGCGCGTGGTCCGTGGCTTGGTCTTCGGCTTCGGGGGCATGGCGTGCGCCTGTCCACGATTGACACCAACTGACGCGACTTCCCCAATTTGGGTTCGCGCTCGCACCTCGGTGACGGTGCCGTGGTGCCCGACGACCGCGACCGGCGCCGAGAGGCGGACCCGCTCCACGACACGGTGGACGAGTCGACGGGCGTGGTGCGCGACGCGGTCGACCCGGACAACACGCCGATCGACAAGCTGATCGCGCTCATCCGCGAGGACGTGGGCCTCCTGTCGGCGCGGGACGAGCGCCTCATCCGTGCCGTGGAGGCGCACCGGGAACGGGCGCAGGAGCGCAGCGAGAAGCGCCGCCCGCAGCCCGCGTCACCCGAGGTCGATCGCGCCCAGCTCGTGTCGCTGCTCGCCGAGGACATGGCGCAGTGGGAGCCGTTCCAGCACCTCCACGCGAAGGCCGAAGCCGCGCACAAGCTCGCCGAGAAGGCGGAGGCGCGGTGGAAGTGGCCGATGCGGATCGCCTCGATGCTCGCCGCCGGCGCGCTCGGCGTGGTGGGCTGGGTGCTCTCGGAGACGCGCTCGAGCGGCTACGAGGCGCGCACGACCGAGGTGTACCGAGCGCAGGTCGACGCGAACGCCAAGGCGATCTTGGTGCTCGACGACGCGCTCGACGATGTTCTGCGAGAGCTGGCCGAGATCCGTGGGCGGATGTCCCGCGGCGGCTACCCGATTCGCATGGTGCCGGTCACCGGCCCACGCACCGAACCCGATGACGACGATGGAGAGTGACCGATGAAGAAGATCCTGTTCCCGCTCATGATCGTGTGTGCCGTGGCCCTCGGCTACGGCTCGATGTTCGCCGCCAACGCGATCGGCGAGGCCGAGGCGCCGGCGCCGGTGGCGCTGATGGTCGATGCCGGACCGGCGGCGGAGCCGGGCCCGGGGCCCGCGGCGGCAGCCGTGGGGGTCGAGCCGACGCAGCCGAGCATCGTCGCGCCCTCGGGGCCCTGCATCGATCGAGACGGGCCGGGGCCGGCGCCGTGCATCGCGACGCCTCTCGACGCCCACGGCGAGTCGCTGGATACCGCGCGCGCAGCGCAGAAGGTCGGATGGCCGCTGCTCGTGCTCGTGCTGGCGTTCGGCCTGCTGACGGCGCTCGCCGGGCGGATCAAGTGGCTCGGCGAGGGGTATCGAGCCCTGGCGTCCGCCGGGCTGATCGCCGGGTTGGCGGCGGCGGCGAACGCGAGCTTCGCCGGCGGCTCCTACTACGCGATGGCCACGGCGGCGGCGGGTGCCGTGCTGCTCGCCCTGCAAGGCAACCGGACCGTCGCCGAGCTGGTGAAGTCGGCGAAGGGCGGGGCGTGATGGAGCCCCGCGAGCTGACGGTCCTGCGCGAGAGCGGCGAGCACATCGCGCAGTTCTTCTCCTACGCCCACCTACCCGAGAAGATGCAGGCGGTCTCGCGGCCGTTCGCCGAGCTGGCGGCCACGGTCATCGAGACGTGCCCGCGGAACCCGGAGCGCACGGTGGCGCTGCGGAAGCTCCTCGAGGCCAAGGACGCAGCGGTGCGGGCGTTCATCGCGAAGGACGTGCCGCGGTGAGCGACCTGCCCGAGTACAAGCTCGAGGGCTACGCGTCCGCCGGTGACGTGCTGCAGCTGCACCCGGATGGCGTGCTGCGCCGCAAGCCGCCGACCCCTCCGCCTGTGCGCGAGGACCTCGGCACGCACACGTGCGGGCGCCGCACCGAGGACGGTGTGCCGCCAGACGGGCGGCCGGGGCCCGACACGTGGCGCGAGCGCCCGGGTGAGCTGCCGTCCTGCTCGTACTGCGGCTCGATGCACCCGAACGAATTCATGCGCATCGCCGAGGGCGGCGTGCATGAGCTCGGCCCCACCGACAAGAGCTACAAGGTCTACGTCGATAGCCACCGGCCGTCGAAGTTCTACTTCCAGCACCTCACGCTCGAGCAGCGGCACCGGTTCATCGAGCTGCTGAACGCGGGCACGATGAAGATCGGCTTCCCGGGCCGGTTCTACTCGCGACCGTTCTTCGTGCAGTACTCGAAGCCGGCCGAGGGCGCCTAACGTGCTGACCGCGGCCATCATGCTCGGTGCGGCAGCAGGTGACCGCGGCTGCGCGGTGGCGCTGGTGATGGCCGTCGTGATGGTCATGGCGCTGGAGGTGCGGTGATGGAGGCGGTCGCCGGTCTCGTCGTCCTCGCGGTCATCCTCGGCGGCACCGTCACCGCGGTGGTGCTCGCGTACCGCCAGGCGCTCGCCGACCGGGACGCGCGCCGGGTGGCCGAGGTCGAGCGCGCAGAGATCGCTGGCGAGTTGCGCCTCACCGAAGCCGCCCTGGAGACGAGCGAACGCTTCCGCCTCGCGGAGAAGTCCCGAGGCGACGCACTGGAGGAGGAGCTTGCCGATGCTGACCGTGCTGCGATTGCCGATCCTGACCCTGGTGCTCGTCGTCGCGTGCTCGCGCGGTGGAGGGCGTCCCTCGACACCGCAGCCGCCTCGGCCCGTGCTGGTCGAGACGCCGGGCCTGTGTCTGACCCAGCAGCCGCCGATGCCGACCCCTGAGCTACTTGCCATCGCCGACGAAGGGACGCCGACCCCGGACCAGGAGGCGCTCTTGTGGACGTACCTGGAGGCGGTGGAGTCGTACGCATGGCGGGCGTGGAAGCTCTGCGGGCGAAGGGCGGTGGAGAGGTGAGAGACGCCGTCGAGGCCATGGTGGGCACGGTACTCGTCATCCTGCTCCTGCTCGAGATGATCGCGGTCGCGTCGTGGCTGGGCGCCTGCAACCGCACCGTCGAGTACCCGGAGCCGCAACCGTGCCCCGCGCTCGCCAAGCTACCGACCGGCGAATTGGTTCGGGTCCCCGCTGAACCGTCATGCCCGCTGCCGGGTCCGAGACCGGAGCCCACGCTGGCGGCATCAGTCGAGCCGGCGGACGTGATCTACGCGGCGACGATGACCGTGCTGGACCTCTCGCGATGGGGAGACGAGGTCGAGCTCTACGCCGGGTGTGTGGCGGCGCTGCCGGAGGGTGAGCCGTGACGATCGGGCTTTTCATCGTCGGCGCTATCGCCTTCGTCGTGATGCTCGGCGCTGGCGGCTACTGGCTCGTGCGCACGATCGCCGGCCCGAACGATGTGATGGACCGCGATCGGGATGGGGACATCTACGAATGATGGCCCCGCGCGCGACCGCCCGCTTCCTCCTCGCGCTGACCGCGTCCTCGGTCGTGTGGACCGCGCTGCTCGCGTGCCTCGGGTGGACCGCCGCCGCCGGGCTCTGCGCGGCCGGCGGCGTCTGCTCGCTCGTGGCCGCTCTCGTCCTGTGGCGCTGGGTGATGCCCTGGTGGTGGGGGATCGCCGCGGCGGGCGCGCTGTTCGACCGGAGGCGCAAGTGACCGCCATCAAGCCCCGCAGCCACGCCGTCAACCCCACCGCCGAGGTGCAGTCGTTCCGCGTGCAGCAGAGCGCGCTGGCGACGCAGATCGCGATCGTCGAGGGGCGCGCGATGATCTGCGGCCACGACCCGATCGCCGGCCGCGACTTCACGATCACCATGACGCGGTTCTACGTGGATCGTCGCCCCGTCGAGGACGGCTTCGCGCCGGCCGACGACGACCCGTTCACGTTCGACCTCAGCGACACGAAGGAGTAGCCCATGCCCTCGTTCCTCTCCCGCCTTCTCGCGCCCTTCCTCGCGACGTGGCGCCAGCTCCTCACGCCGCCCGCCATCCCGTCCACCGACGTGCTGATGAGCGAGACGGAGTCCGAGATCGATGCCGACGTGATCGAGGCATGCGGCAAGCTGGCGATGGCACGCCTGACCGAACTGTGGCGGCAGGATATCTACGACCCTCGCCACACCGAGACGAGCGAGAACGCCGAGCGGTGCCGCGCTGCGATCCTCGACATCATCCACAACGGCGGCGGGTGGCGGTGGATCAAGCGATACGGCGGCGACGGCGCACCCGCGGCAGAGCACGCCGAGTGGTGCGGCTTCACGCAGGCGTGGGCGTGGGCGCCGTGGATCCCCGAGGAGACGCGGAAGACGTGGTGGGCGTCGACGTACCGGCTCGATGCGTGGGCGCGCTATGCGGCGCTCGACATGAGCGGGAAGACCACGCCGAACCCGAAGCCGGCGCGCGGGCCCTTCCGCCTCTACGTCAAGCTCGACGAGCACTCGACGAAGCTTCCATTCCAGCCGCAGGCCGGTGACATCCTGCTCGTGGGCGACGGGAAGCCTGACTACGGCGACCACGTCTGCGGCGTGCTCGGGTACGACGAGAAGCGGCGGATGTTTTCTACGTTAGAAGGAAACGGCGGCGGCCTAGGGCCAGATGGAAAGAAGCAGCACGGTCTAGTGAAGGCCGAACGCCCCCTTGGGGCGACGTCCGGTCACTCGTACCACGCGCGGCGCCTCATCCGGCTTTCGCCGTCGGACCTGATTCCGTAGCCCACGCGCCGTCGTTGAGTACGTGGCTGACGGCTGACTCCGAGCAGCCGACCGCGTCGGAGATGGCCTTGTAGCTGTTGCCTTCTGACCGCAGCGCGCGAATGCGTTCCGCCTTCTCCGGGGTGAGAACGACACCGCGACGATTCCTCGCCTGTGTCGTCGGCAGCGCCCACCGGCAGTTGCCCGGCTCGTAACCCTTGGTGCCGTCGACGCGATCGATGGAGTGACGCTTCGACGGGCGCGGGCCCATGTCGGCGAGGAACGCCGCGAAGCTCTCGCGCCAGCGGTCGCACACGGTGATTCCGCGGCCGCCATAGTCCGCGTAGTCGCCGCAGTTCGTGTCGGCGCACCGCTGGCGCATCCGCTTCCACAGGCCGAAGTCCGGGTGGCGTCGCTCGTCAGCGCGAGCGAGCCCATGCCTGAACTTGACCCTCGAGATACGCTCAGCCGCGCCCTCGCGCTGAAAGCATCCGCACGAGCGGGTCTTGCCGTTGCGAAGGGTTCCTGCGCGGACCACTAGTTCGCCGCCGCAGTCGCAGCGGCAGTGCCATGCAGCGTCTTTCCACTCGGGCTTGGCGACGCGCTCGATGACGAGAAGCCGCCCGAACCGCTGACCGCGCAAGTCAATGAATGCCGGCATGTGACATCGATAGTCACGAATACCGGCGGCGCAAGGCCGAGCGACCGCTGGGCGCGCGCTCGGGCCACGGCTACCACGCGCGACGGCTGATCCGCGTGGCCCCGCACGACCTTATCGGGTAGCTAGCGCGCGTCGAAACAGCCGCGCGGGCACTCGTAGCCATCCTCGTACACCGTGCCGCAGCGGCCACACGTGACCATGCCGTGGTCGCGGCAGCGCGCGCAGAGGCGCGGCTCGGAGCCGAGGTGGACAGCCAGGAACTGCGGCCCTTCGATGCTGGGATCGGGCGCGGCCGCCGGGTTGTCGCGCCGCTCGCCGCAGGACGGGCAGTGGAAGGAAACGGGGACGATCACGTTTCGCGCTCCCATGATGCTGGCTGCGGTCGCGCGGCTGTGTCGAGGTCGATGTTCTCGAATGCCGTGTGCTCCTCGGGACGGATGAGTACCTGCACGAAGTCATCGTCGACGTCCTCGGGCTCGATCGCGGCGCGCACTACAGCGACAAGGTTCTCGACGTCGAGGTGATTGACGGCACCGACGAGAACGCGCCCGTTCATGATCTTCGACCCGTCGTGTGCATGGTCGGCGACGGCGAAGAGGCGAACGCTTTGGCTCTCCCACAGCGCGGTGTTGATGCGATCGATCATCCGCTGCTCGACCTCGGGGTCGCCGGACGGGATCGCGACGATGACGTCGGTGACGCGGCTCATCGCTCCCTCGGTGGTAGCACGGCGCCCTGGCGTACGACGGCGCGCGGCCGCTGCCATGTCCACGGCACGTGAGCGTGCCGCTCCACGAGACCCATGATCTCGAGCTGGGACAGGGCATCCATGAGGGCGTCCGTGGACGGCCGCTCGGATTCGACGAAGCGGTCGGCGATCTCGTCGAGACCGAAGGCGAAGTCGCCGAGAATGAACCACACCTCGAAGACGATGCCGCCCTTCGCCTTCAGGCGTTCCGCGATCTCGCGATCCCGGCTGCGGTCCGGGCGGTTGCCGCGCACGAGCCTCGGCGGCCCTGGCGGCTCCACCTCATCGACCGCCGCCTGCAGCGCCGCGATCACCTCGCGGGCCTTGGCGGGGGAGAGCCACACGCCAGCGGCCTCGTAGTCCTCGTGCACGCTCAGCATGATCGGAGACGACGGCCCAGGGCAGTCGCGCGCGCGAGGCTCGCCAGCCGCGAAGTCGGCGAGCGTCTCGACCGTCACCTCATGCTCGTGGTCGGCGGGGCGGCCGTCGGGGATCTTGATGGTGGTCATGCTGGCGCTCCTCGGTACGTGTCGAATCCCTCGAACCCTCGATCACGCAGCCTGTTCACGACGAGCTTCTCGATCGCGGCCTCGTGCGCAGCTCGGCTGTCGGTGAGCTGCCCGAGCAGCGTGGGCACGGTGTCGAGGTTGATCGTCTCGGCGGCCCGCTGGCCTGCGAAGCAGCCGTGCGCCTCGACGGTGAGCACGGAGGTGCGGCGCGCGATCTCGCCCCGCTCGGGGTCGCCGGGCTCGGAGTAGATAACGCCGCTCACCTCGCAGTACGCGCCGCACGCGCGGCACCGGGTGTAGGCGGTCGGGCCTTGGACCTCGATGGTGTCGGGGATCTGGATCGCGTCGTCGGGCATGGTCATCCTCCTCAGTCAAGCGTCAGCGTCTTCAGGTCGAGTCGCACCGCTTCCCGCGCGACGGCGTAGCGTTCGGCATGGAACGGCGGCTCGGTTGGCGACGGCATGTTCTTCACGAACCACGTGCAGCGTACCGCTACGGCGGCAGAGCACGTCGGGCACTCGACACCGAGCGCCGCCATCGGCGTCAGAATCTCGGTGAGGCGCGCGAGGGCGCGGTCTTTTGCATCTGCCATGAGGGCTCCTGTTGTAGCGTGTCGGGGTGAGAACGTGCTCGACCTGCGGCTGCCGCGCGCCGCTCTGCCGTGAGTGCTGCGATGCCGCGCTCGACCAGTTCCGAGGCGTCGCGGCACTGCGCGGGCTGCTCCTCGGCGAGTCCGCGCGTACGCGTCGCCCGAGCAGCCCGCCGACGGAGGCCGAAGCCCGCGAGAAGGTCCGCGACCTCGCCGCCGGCGACGAGCGCCTGGTCGAGCTGCTCGCGCGCGTCTGCGCCGACGCGGCCGCGCTCGAGTACGCCGAGCCGACGCAGCGGCCGGGCGGGGTGGCGTTCACCGTCGGGTGCGAGGCGTCGCATCAGCTGACCAGCGGCAGGAAGGTGCGCGCGGATCTGTCGCCGAGTTGGCGCGGCGAGAAGCGAGCGCCCGCCCACTCCGCCCATGGGATGCGCTTGTCGTAGGCGCCCACCACCCACCGTTGGAAGCCGACGAGCTCGGGCGTCCGAACAAATGGCATCGGGTAGGGTCGAGCTCCGAACTCGCGAAGCCTCGCCCGACGGTGATCGCGATCCTCGTGCGTCTCGCCCGGCCAGTAGCCGACGAGCATGTAGACCATGATGTGGTCAGGCTTCACGCCGTGCTTCACTAGCGCCTCGAGGCCGGCGAAGAGCCGCGCCTCGTCCTTGCGGTTGTCCCAGGCGGTGTAGATGCGGCGCACCTTCATCGAATCGTCGCGGTAGTCGACGCTCGCGATCGCGGCCGCCGCCTCGTCGTTGAGGACGCGCGCGTTGATGCCCTGCGAGAAGCACACCTTGAAGCGCCCGGCGCGGAGCTCGTCGATGCGCGCGGGCCAGTCGGGGTTGCCGAAGAAGTCGTTGTCGAGGAGCACGACCTCGCGCGGCGCGTCTCCGCCGCGCCAGATGTCGGCGATGCTGGCGGCGGACCGGATCGCGCCTTCCTTGCGAGGTACGACGCAGAACGGGCACCGCAGGCGGCAACCACGCTGCGTGAAGCCGATCGACTGCCGGTACTTCGGGTACACGCTGTAGTCGGGCGCAGCCGCGACGCCGAGCTGCTCGACCGTGGTGGTGAAGTCCCAGCCGGTTCCGCCAAGAACCGCGCCGGGGTAGATGCACGCGACGCGCTCGCCCAGCGCCCGCGTGCGTTCGAAGATCAGGGAGCCGTAGACACGGTCCCACTTCGGGTCGCCGAGCTCGGGCTCGACCGCGGCGGCGTTGCCGGCGTGCCGGAGCACGACGTCATCCCCGGCGGCGCGGTGGTGCGCGGCGAGCCGCATCAGGGCGAGGTTCGGAAGCCGCCCGTCGAGGTGGAGGAGCAGGACCTTCACGATTCCTCGGCGGCGCGCATGACGGCGAGCCCGAGATCGCAGGCCGATCGGACTGCACCAAGTCTTGGTGCAGCACCGCCGTCGTCGGCGGATGTCCCTGGATCCGGTGCGCCGTGACCACGTGGGGTTGCGGTCGGCGATGAGCCGCCGAGAACCGAGGGTCGTTCCTTCGAACCCCTCCTCCGGAGCCCATCACCACCAGTCATTGCGGGCGCTTCCGACGACTGCACCATGACTGCACCAAACCGCGCCGCCGCGACGGCCGGCAGCGGGATGATCTCGCCGCCGCTCGACCGGTGCAGGCGCAGCTTCGCGAGCTCGCGGCAGACGATCTCCCACTGCCGCCCGCGGTTGTAACCGTCGAAGGCCGAGCGCGACTTCTTCGTGTGCGTCACGCGCGTCTCGAGGATGTGCTCGTCGGCGCCGTCCTCGAGCGCCAGGGTGATGAACGTCGCCCGCATGTCGTAGTGCCGCCGCGGCCGGAAGCCGAGCGCCGGCAGGTCCTCGTCGCGCCAGCGGCGCGCCGAGTAGTAGGTCGGCCGGAACGGCTCCGCCTCTCGGCGCGTGACGCGTGCGGCGGCGTCCGCCGGCGGCAGCGGCACGATCAGGTCCTCTGAGCCCGGCGGCCGCCCCATCATCTCGGCCCAGCCTGCCAGCTTCCACTCGGCCAGGATCGCCGCGAGCGTCGGGTGCACCGGGATATACTTCACCGAGTCGGTCTTCGTCGACTTCGTGCGGAACTGGCGGGTCGAGAACGCGAGCGCGACGAACAGCTCGCCGAGCGGCTGCTTCGCCGCCTCGTAGTGGCGCCAGCGGAGCGCGGCGGCCTCACCGGGACGCACGCCGGCGAGGAGCTCGAGCGCGTACACGACGCGACGATCGGCCGGGATCTGCGGCGACGAGATGATCGCGGTCGCCTCGTCGCGCGTGAAGACGGCGTCCTTGCGCCACTCGGGATCCTTGTCGCGCTTCGGGCCGAGCTGGCGCTCGGTGAGGATGCAGGGCGACTGCCCGATCAGCCCGGCGAGCCGCGCGTCGCGGAAGAGCGCCGACACGACGGCGTAGATGTTGTAGACGGTTCGCTGCGCGACCGGTTCGCCGGTCTGCGCGCTCGGCGTGGTGCGGATGCGGCGGACCAGGTCGACGAGGTGCTGCGTGTGGACGTCGGCGAGCGGCATGTCGCCGATCACTGGCAGCACGTGCGCCTCGAGGCGTCCGCGGTCGTGCTTCCAGTCGTGGCCGAGCGCCTCGCGCTCCTTGAGCCACTGCGCGACGTACCTCCTGACCGTCATCGGGCCCGCCCCGGCGCCTGCGCGCTCGTTGCGCTCGCGCTCGGCGTCGAAGCGCCGCTGCGCGTCGCGTAGGAACTTCTCGGCCTGTTCCTCCTCCTCCTGACGGAACCCGGTCGCGAGCTGCTCCCACTTCCCGGTGACGCCGCGGACCTTGCCGTACCAGCGGTTGCCGCGCAGGAACATGATCACGTGCTTCTTCAACGCGCGCCCCGCGAGAGGATGCGCGTGATCCGCTGGGCGCGCCGAGCGTCCTCGTCAGGCCGCGCACGCGGCGCGATCACGGCGCTCGCCTCGACCCGCACGGCTCGACCGATTCGCATCGCGGGCAGTCTGCCATCGCTGATGGCCTCGCGAACAGTGGAGAGTGAGATCGAGTGGCGCCCCGCGTACTCGGCGGCGGTGATGTAGACCGCGGCGGCCGGCTTCTCGTCGTTGCGCGCCTTCGCGAGCTCCTCGCGGATGAGGCGGCGGAGCATGTCCTCGAGCTCGCTCACCGCCCCTCTCCATCACGGAGGGAGGCCCGCGGGTCGGTGCCAGGAGCAGGGCGGCCGGCGCGCCGTGCGGCGATCGACTGGCGGAGGCGGGCTGGCTGGTGGCCCACATGCCAGCCACCGCACCACTTGCATGGGTAGACGTGGATCCATCGCTCGCCTCGTCGGCGCATCGCCGCAACATGGCCGGCCGCCGATGCTTGATCCGTGTACCTGACTTTACCCTTGCACGATCGCCGACGGACAGCCCTCTTGCTGCTCATCGCGAGACCTCCCTTCCGTCGGCGTTTGGCCACCACGGCTGCTCATCGTTCCAGAAGCCACGCTCGTCTCCGAACCGCTCCCCATACCGTGCACCGAGGTCGAACGACGCGGTCAGCGCCCCAGCCATGGCGAGGTTGCGGCCGAGGCAGGCCATCGAATCCATGAACCGCACAGCGATGGCGCGAGCGTGGGTCGGGTACTGCCGCTCGTACTCATCAGGCACGAACATGAACGCCACATTCCACCAGTTGACGAGACCGCTCACGTCACCCCTCCCCCGGCAGGCTCTCGGCCTTGCCCTCTGGTGGGGTGGCATCCCCTGGTCTCACCTCGATCACGGTGACGCCCGCAGCACGGATCGCGTGCATCACGTGGCGCAGGCGCTCGCGCAGCCCACGCATGATGTCGGCATCGGCGTGGCCGAACCGAAGGCATGAGCATCCCATCGGGACGAACGGGTGGCCGCTGTGGTAGCCGTGCCCCTCGCCACGCTCGCCGCACCCGCACGTGTCCGGGTCGATCTCCTTACCGCAGCCGTCGCAGAACGATGTCAGTTCCACCGCCATCACCCGGTCCCCTGCGGGTGGGGTGGCGGGCTCGCTGAGTCGGCGAAGCGTGTCGATGGCCAATCGGCAGTCGGCCACGGTGACTTCGCAGCGCGCCCCGTGCGACGCGCGCGATACGATGCGCAAGGCCACGCGCAGGGCTCTTTGTTCCTCCTCGGTCAGCCCTACGGCGGGCTGCGCGAGGAGGCGGTCGATAGTGTCGGTCACCCACGGCCAGTCGTGGTGCTGGTACACGCACTCGCGCGCGCGCAGCAGGTTGGCGCGGTCTTCGGCGGTCAGACCTACGGCGGGAGGTGGGGTGACCAGCATCCGACGGATCGCGGCCTCCTTCTCGCGGCAGTCGCGAGCAGTTGGATGGTCGCCGTCGCCGTCACGCTCGCAAAGCAGCGCCCGGTTGATGAGGTCGTGACAGACCTCCACGATCAGGTCGCGGTCGCTCATCTCATCCCTCCCCGCCCGTCGGGGTGCCCGAGCGGTATGCGTCCACGGCGCGGTCCGTTTCGCAGATGGCGTCTTCGTACTCGCTGAACGTGTAGCGGCTGCCGTCGCTGCGTTCGCGCTGCCGCTCTGCCGCTTCCACCACCGCCCGCATCCGCTCACACCTCTCTGCCAGTGCGTCCCGCTCGTCCTTGACTGCTCGGCACTCGTCCGCCATCTCCCGGATGGAAGCGGCGGCCATGTCCAGTTCGGCGCGGGCGGCGTCGCGCTCGCGATGGACCTCGGCGAAGTCTCGCCCCCACTTCTCGGCGGCTGCTTTCGCCTCATCCCTCTCCCTGGCCAGGCGCTCGTTGTCGGCCCGGAGGCGGGCGATCTCGGCGGCGCTGCCGTCGTCGTCCTCGGAGGGGAGGGAGAGGATGCCGATGCGCGGAATTGACCGGGGCGCCTTGCCCATCGTCGCCTCGGCGTGCGCGAGGTACTCGGCTTCGAGGTCAGGCGGTAGCTTGTCGTCACTCATTGGCTTCCTCCTCTATCGTCATCACCAGCCGGGTTAGCTGGTCACGCAGCCAGCGAACCTCCACCGTCGTGAGCCAGCCCAGCCCGCGACGCTCCATCACGCGATTGGCCTTCGGGTCGGCGACCTTCTCCGGCAGAACGCGCTCCAGGGTTATCTGCGTCAGTTCGCCGGGCTCGCGGAAGATGTGCAGCCGCCATCCGGGGTCGGCCTTGGGGTCGGGGTCGGGTAACACGACGTCGAAAGCGCGGTCCGGCTCCTCCTCGTCGGGGGTGCCCGCGCCCATTGCGCAGTAGCGATCGTAGTCGTCGGACTCGCTCACTTCGACCCCTCACCATCCCTGGGAGCCTCTGGAGCGAGGAGCAGGCGGAGCCTGTCAGCCCGTTCGTTGCTCTCCCACTTGTCGCGGAAGTACGGCGTGGCGTAGCCCCACCCCTCCTCCGCAAGATCGATCGCCTCCCTCAGCCACGCCTCCAGCTCCTCGAGCCTGGAGAGCAGGGCGTCGGCCGAGTTGCGCAGGGCGACGATGCCGGCGGCGTCGGGGTCGCCAGTCGTGGGGCCATTCTCGACGGTGCCCATCGTGGCGATGTGCGGCTCCCAGTCGTCACCCTCGTCGTCGGTGGACTGGTAGATGCTGACGGTCGGCCACGGACCGCAAACCTTCCATGGCCCCGGGCTCATCTTCGCCAGCACCTCGCGCAGTCCCTTCAGGTCTAGGTCACCCATTGCTCTCCTCCTTGGCCTTGAGTGCGGCGATGCCCGCCATCACCAGGGCAATGCCCAGGTCGATGGCAGCCGCGGGGTCATCTGGCGCTGTCACCCCTTTCCAGTTGCGACCAGAGATGGCGGCCTCAAGCGTCTGAAGGGGGACACCGAGAACTCGGGCGAGGTAGCTCGTGGATGCGCCGTGTGACTTCATCAAGAGCGCGTCGCTGACGATCTTCTCGGTGAGCGTGTTGCGTCTCGTGTTTCGGCTTTGCTCGTCGCGCGTCGCCCACCGGCAGTTTCCCGGCTCGTAACCCTTGTCGTTGTCGATGCGGTCAAGGGAGTGCACCGGGGAGGGCTTCGGCCCCATGTCCGCCAGAAACGACTCAAAGGAACCGGACCACCGGTCACAGACCGCAATTCCGCGTCCCACATAGTTGTGCGCGCCCCTCCTCGTCGACCGTCCGCATCGATCCTTCATGTTCATCCACGCCTGGTACTCGCTCTTGTGCATGGACCGGAGAACGCTCGCTTCCTTGCGAGCGCATCCGCAACTCGGGGCCCCGCCACCGCGCGCGACCTGACGTGGACTGGCATCGTCGCGCTCGACGGCCCTTCCGCAATCGCACTGGAACATCCAGAACCACGAGTGGCCGACCTTGCGTGTCCGCTCCCTCGCCACTAGTCGCCCGTATCTCGTACCCGGAGACGTGGGCGCCAGCACCGGCTCGTCGCTACGCCGCGTCATCGCTTGCCTCCATCTCGGGTCTCGGTCTGCATCGCGTCTCCCTCGGTTGCTCTCGTGGTGAGCCGACGACGTGTCACCGTCGCCGGCCCGGGCCGCCACGCTCGACATGGGCGGCCTTGTCGCCGTGCCTACGTTGAGGCGCGCGCACCGCGCTGCGGTACTGACGAGTCGGGACCGAGCCCGACCTCCTCGATTTGGTTCGAGTCGTCCATGGTGGTCACCTCAGAAGCGACGAAGCGCGCGAGCGATCGGCGACGGCTCGTGCGCGAGATCGGCGGTCGCGAACGGGATGTCGTCGTCGGGCCCGCCCCCGCCGTAGCTCGAGCCGGGCGCGTTCGGGTGCGCGTCGCGGCGCGGCGGCGGCGCGGGGCGGTTGGGCGGCGGCGGCGCCGACCGCTGCCGCTGGCCGCCTCCCTCGCCGCCCGCC